AAGCGTCTAAAGGCATTACCTTACTCAGCTTAGGGTACCTATCAAATAGAGAATGGGCTCCACCCATATGTTTCTGAGCCAAGCGACTAGTATCAGGGATAAAGCACCCGACTGCACACTTCTTACCTTCACCCGTTAAGTACATGCACTTTTTAATCTCTTCATCATATGCACGGCCCTTATAGTTCTTAATGATCTCGTACTTCATATCAGTCTTAGTGAAGCCATTGATTAATTTAGACTTGTTCATTTTAAAACTCCAAATGTAAATATTAGTATTATGACCATCGCGAGGCACTGCTCCCACGGTTGCATTAAAGCTCCTCGTATGTTTTAAATGCTAGAGATTGAGCGTAGTACATTGCTAGAGCGTTCTTGCGCATTTCCCAGACTTCAGCCACGACTTGAGGGTAGATTTTACCGAGGGGCATCAGCTCCCTCTCAATAAAAGAAAAATGAGTTACATCAAAAACGTATGCATAATCACATTCTACGCCTTCTCTGTTGGCCAATATTTTATCATCCCCAAACTGCGCCTTACCTATCAAGTTACACGTAAAGTCATGGCGAGCTTCAAGAGATTCCATTGCTTTAAACATGATCTTTTTAAATTCTTTAAGCTTCATTTTAAAACTCCTCTTTGATATTTTCGTCAGGTACTTCAAGCATTACTTTTTTAGTTTCTACTTTAAGAACATGATACGCGTCCACGTTCCACTCTCCTGTGGTCCAGTTAGACTCCACAATGTATCGCTTAGATTGGCCATTAACCTTTTTCTTTTTACAATAGGTGTATTTGTACAAGGTAACTTCTTTTTGCGCTTTCTTATCTTCTACCAACTCGAAGTCTTTAGCAGTTAGAAACTCTACATGATGGAATAGAATCTCACGAGTTTTAACAATACTAACAGGGATAACCGAGCCATCTAGCACCTTGTAAGCTCTTGAGAGCCCCTTACGCTTAAATGTTTTTCCCGAGTCTCCAACGAGGGTTAGTATTTCTGATAAAGTCATTTTAAAACTCCAAATGTGAATAGTAATACTACAACAAAGGCAATGATTGAATCTGTTAAGCTCATAGGGAATCCACAATTTTAGTGAGCTTATTGTATACACATCTCAAACCGTGAATGTCTTGACTATCAGCATAGTTCCAATAAGACGTTTCAAGGTGTGAATGCTCACTATCGCACATGATTACACCAGTCTTGTCTTCAATCTGGTTCATTAGCTGAATCCCTTGCTCTTTATAGTATTTGAGCTGGCGAGCTTTTTGGGCCGTATGGCCGTACATGGATTGAGGGCGAGATTGAGGGCGAGATTGTGAAAGTGTTGTTAGCATGATCTTTTCTCCCAATTAAAGTTTAATAGGCATAATAACTAAATAGTTCTCACGATCCGCAATGATCTCAAAGGCTACTGGTGACATGCTATTTGTATAATAAACCTTGAAGTCCTGGCCAATACATAGAGGCTTAATAAAGCTTGAGTTCAAGTGGAAAGCTATTTCTTGATCGCTAGCGCTCTCGCCGTCAAAACTCATAGTTCCATCAACGAAGAAGGTAAGAGTATTTTCTGCCTTTTTAGCGCTCTTACGAGTGTGGAACTTAGTGAAGTGAACCGTCATAGTTTTAAAGTTATTAGCTTCTTTCAACCTCGATGGGTTAAACACTGATTCAACTCTAGGATACTCGCGACCGTCCATAGGCACAAAGGCATTCACATCAATGATGACGTCTTTTAAGCTCTCACGGTAATGATCTTTAAGCACGGTAAGACTAGTGCCATTACAAGACACAAGCGCCTGTAAAGGGGAGTAATGGATAACGCCCATTAGCGCAGGGCGAGTTTCATCTTTAGAGATTGTGGATTTAAGGCATTCAGATAATAAGCATTTTTTAGACATGATCTTTTCTCCCATTGAAAAGTTGATAAGGCATAATACTTCGAGGTTATCGGAGAGTCAATGGGAAAGTTTACACTATTGGAAGTATTTTATATTTTTTAGTGGAAATAGGTAAAATATTCAGGGGTACAAATTAAATGACGCGATAGGTGTGTTTTAAAAACGACTATAGGTAGGGCCTTGGCTCAGATTCGAAAATATTTGGACATTGCGTCTAGTACTAAAAACCTTGCAAAAATGGTACTGTGTGAGGTTTAAAATGGTTTTGAGGTTAAATGTTTAAGTAAGTTATAGTAAGTATTAGTTTGGTGGGTGTTTGCGTTGGCGGAAACTCTATTACTATTACCTATATTATTTTATATTATGGAAATAGTAAATAGGTAGAGGCATAGCAGCATTTTAAATGTTCAAATTTTCCTATAGAGACACTTCTAGAGATTTTACAGGGGATAGTAATAGAGTTTCCCGTCCAAAAGTTCAACCATTTTAGCGTTGCACCTTTTGAAAGCCTAACTTCCACATTTGCCATACTGACCTACAAACTTTGCAATCAAATCATCTTTCAACCTTCGAAGTTGCCAAACGCTGCAAGTCTTACATGTTTGGAAGTCTCGCCACTTTAACTCTCCGACAGTTTACAATTTTGAAAGTCAACCATTTAACCATTCAAAAGATTAAACTCTCCACCATTAGCAATTCAACCATCTCAAAGCTAGCTAACCGTTAACCCTCTAACATTCAAAACGCTGCCAATTCAGCGTGCTAGTATTCGCCCTACCCAATGGTAAGGGTACAAGGTTAAAACGTTAAATAGGTGCCATTCTGAACGTCTGAATTCCTAAAGGTAAAATGTTTAGTATTGCTAAGTGGTTGAATGTACATAGGAGAGTCCAAACGGCAGCATTTTCAAAACTTTGGAGAGTCAAACGTTAGCAAGGTTAAATGTTCACCATTGTGCATGGCGAAGGTAAAAGTTTTACAACCGTGCAAGCTTTAAAATTTAGCAAAGGCAGAGGGCCGCACGGGTACCCCCTTTCCCCCTTTTTAAAAAGGCGGCGGGGTTAAATTAATATCCACCCTTTCCCACTCCCTCCAAAATTTTAAAAATTTGTAATTTTACCTAGGCTTACATTTTTGGAAGTACACAGTTATAGATTTTTGGACTCTCATTAAAAAGGCCTCCGCTAAAAATTTTAGAAATTAAAAATATTCTGCTTGACTTAGAATTTTAATTAGGGGTAGATTCCTAATACGACAAATTTTTACTTACTCCGGTGAGCATTTAATTTGTGCCTAGATGGACATAAGGTTTCGTTTATAAAATGACTAAATCCTTTACAAGTCGAAGCGGACAATCCCTGCAGTGTAGCACTCTTAGTCGGGACTTCACTGTAGGGGTTTTTAAACATTTATTTCTGCACTTAGAATTTTAATAACAGTTGTGTGTGGTTTCATTTCGAGTGTGCTGATTTATACGTAAAGCTTGGACGGTCAAAATAATCCGTGCTCGTTCAAGCTTTACAATTTTAAAAGAGTTTATGAACAATACAAGTCGCAGTCTTCAATTCCAGCCCAAGCCTAATCAGATCCAGTAACGGGTCACAATCTCACGTTTAAAATTTTCACGTTATAAATTAACCAAGTCATCCCTAAGACCTTTGGCCATAATTAAAATTTATGGTGCGAACGAAGCAGGGATGCCTTTATTACTCTCAGGGGGTAAGTCAGTCTGGTAGACACCTCGACTTGGATTCGAGAAGCCGTGGGTTCAAATCCCACCTCCCTGACCATTTTAAATTGGTACGTCGGCAAGTGGTTTAAGCTCACGGATTTTGATTCCGTCATACGTAGGTTCAAATCCTACCGTACCAACCATCTTTACAATTTCAAAACTCCCTCCTACCATTTAAGAATGAAAATACCAAAATCAATTTGCATCATGGGTGAAAACGTTAAAGTTCAATTCGTAAAGGATTGGTCAGATCACCCTGCTGCAAACAATGAAACGGCAGGAATATTTTACCCTAGCACCATGACGATTTATCTAGATCGAAGGTGTTCAAGGGCAACTCAGGAAAGATTCTTCCTTCATGAAGTGGGCCATGCCATTTGTTTCATCACGGGAATAAGTCAGACGGCGCCTAATGAAATGGAAGAGGTAATAGTTCAAAGCTTTGCCAGTTTCTTTTTCAATCAAGGTAAGAACATTTTCGTTGACCCTAAACGTAAAAAGAAGTAAACTGCTAAACGGCGGCGCTGGGACCTTCCAAAACTTTTCTCCCAAGATAGCATACGAAACCTAGTTAGCCGCCTCCAATCAAATACCTTGACTCATCAAAGCTCAAATATAGAATGGTAGTAGGAGATCCCAATGCAGGAAGATGACTACGACCTATTATCATACATGCCCGTAAAGGCATCCGCTCAACATAACAGTGAGGAACGGTACTCTGCTAAAGAGAAGCGCTTCATAGCGTGCTTTAATGGAGAAGCGGTATACTCTATGAGAGTCGCCGGTTGGCTTGGTACAGATGAATACTTACGCCATAAATGTAAGTCCCTATTGGCGCAGCCAAAGATTCAGCACGCGCTTAGAACTAGAGCGGATACGGATGCTGCCGTTAATATGGCCGTAATGAATAAGAACGAGCGCCTGGAAATGTTATCCGCCCTAGCAAGAGGCATTGACCCCTACGCCAAGGAAGAAGTGGACACTTTTGGAAACCCCATAGATGTAAAAATTTCAATTTCAGAACGACTCAAATCTCTTGAACTTCTCGGTAAGGCGGGAGGGGATTTCGTTCAGAAGATTGATATCAACCATAATATTTCAGTGTCAGATTTAATTTTAGAATCTTACAACGTCAGAGAGTCAGTGGAAACCATTGAGGCCCAGTACATAGTTTTAAGGGACCAAAAGAAAAAAGAAAACGCTGTAATTTCTGATGAACTAGAAGGTTTAGTATGAGCTCTTTAGATGATCTTCTAGGGTTTAATCAGCCAGAACCAATCCAAGCGTTTGCGGAATTTAATCCTCAACCTAAAAAGATTTGGACTCCTCCAGAGAAGAAAATATTTACCCCCGATACGACTCCAAGTGTTTTAAGGTACCTCGATAAACCTATGGACCTTCAGCCGGCAGCAATCATAAAGCTATGGCGTGAGCGTCCTTTGATATTTGTCCAGGATCACTTTGACGTTACTCCAGATATTTGGCAGGAAGAGTTCCTTCAAAACTATATGGATTACGAACGTGTGGGAGTTGTGGCGAGTAAAGGGCCAGGTAAAACTGCGGGCCTTAGCTGGGTAGGGCTTCACTTTCTCACAATGTACTTTGAGACAAAACTCGCAGCTTTATCAATTACCCAAGATCACCTTCGAGATAACTTATGGTCAGAGCTTTTAAAGTGGCGATCACGTTCAAAAGTTTTAATGCAAACTATCTCAGGGGATTCTTCTAAGATTCACGTATACGGTAAAGAGGGTATTGCTTTCATCTCTGCCAGGTCATTCCCTAAGCAGGCGAATGAGTCGGACATGCAATCAGCGCTAGCAGGGCTTCACGCCGATAACGTAGGGTTCTTAATTGATGAGGCAGGTATGATGCCAGACTCTCTATTCACGACCGCAGATGCGGCCCTCGCCAATGCTGATGCGGATCCGAAGAAAGTAAAGATTCCAAAACGTGCGCGAATCATGGTTGTGGCCAATCCAGAGCGACCTTCTGGAATTATCTATCGTGCCTTCAAAGGAACTTTAGAGCACCAGAAATGGAAGATCATGAACATTACTTCCGACCCTGATGCGGATAACCGCGCGAAGCGAGTATCTAAGGAATGGGCAAGGTCGGTAATTGCTCTTTATGGGCGCGATCACATCTATACAAAGATTAACGTTTTTGGAGAGTATCCAGATTCAACTACTGAAATGCTACTTTCAGAGCGTGAGATTGATGAGGCGATGGATAGAGTAATGGATCCGAAAGCTTACAATGTCAAACAACAGCGTCTAGGAGTAGATGTTGCCAGAGGTGGCGCCGATTCGACTATTCTATTCAGACGTCAGGGCCTTAAAGCTTTCCCTTATACGCTGATTTCATCAGAGCAAGATGGGGCACAGGTTGCAGGAAGAGTACTCTTTGAGAAAGGCAGTACAGGAGTAAACAGGATATACGTCGACGCTACTGGAGGGTATGGTTCATCAGTTATCGATTTCTTAAAGACTGAAGGAAGTACCGACGTAGTGCCAGTTGTATATAATAAAAAATCAGTAGAGCCTCAGAAATATAATAACATTCGTACTCAGATGTGGGTAAGGATGCGAGACTGGGTAAGGGACGGAGGGGCCCTTCCAAAAGACGAGCAGCTTAAAAAAGAACTTCTAGCGCCAAAACTTTTCTTCGCGGGAACCCAGTTTAAATTAGAATCAAAAGAAGATATCAGAAAGCGCATTGGTAGATCTCCCGACAGGGCGGATGCTTTAGCGCAAACTTTTATGGATCCAGACGATTTTAATTCTATCCATGGAAACGCTGCCCCTCCTGAGATGGATGAGCTGGCCAAAAGATTAATTGCAGGCAGCAAAAATAAATATTATGCTGAAGATAATGACGTAGATGATTACTACGGGATGATGCACTCAAACTATAAGGCGTAGCATTATGGGAATTCTAGATATCACATTAGGCGAAGAAGATCAGAACTGGCTTGTGGGCGCAGCTTTAGCTCCGTTTACTGGGGGCATGTCTCTAGCTATGGCGCAACAGAACAACTCTCAAATGCGTATGCAGAAGAACGCACAGAAGGATCAAGCGGACGCCATTGAGAAAGCTCGATACGATGCCGCTTTAAACAGCTTATCCGCTAGGATCCAGGCAGATTCAGTCATCTCTACCGAAGCTGGAAGGGGAAGAAACACAAATCAAGGTGTGGACACTTCTCAAGGTTTAGGTCAAAGTAATAGTGGTAGCTCTACTTCCGGAACATTTTAAGAGGTTAATATAATGGCAAAGAAAACGCGTAAGGTAACTCCTTCAAAAGCTAATAAAGCTGAAATCATGCCTGGGTCAATTCCTACGGTAAGATCTGGAACAGTAGGGCAACCTCCTGCAGTTCAGCCTTCTGCTATGGGAAACCCTCCTGCAGCTCAAGCCGCTAGGCCAGGAACACCTCCTCAGACTGCACCGGCGCAAGTTGGGCAGCCTCCAATGGCAGCAGCTGCACAGGTAGGAAATATCCCTATGGCCGCAGCAGCTCAACCTGGTGCGATTCCTCAAGCAGGAGTGGCGCAATTAGGTACAGCGGCAGGAATCCCAAACAATATCCAAAATCAGCAAGCGGTAACTCCAGCAAACTCATACGATCCTTCAGTAGGGAATTTTGAAACTCCTGTAAATGCTGCAGGTAAATACGAGCGCACAGGAGCAGAGCAGCTCCAAATGGAAAAACAGAAAAGAAGTCGAAGTGTTAAAGGGGTGAAGGGGCCTGGGTCAGCAACTCAAGAATCTCCTACTCCGACATTCAACTTCTATCTCGGGCAAAACCCTTTTCAAAACTAGGTTAGAATGAACGGATATAAAAATACTCCAGGACTCTTAAACTTTTCACAAGCTAGAGTTCTAAGTTCTACAATGTTTAACAACTTTGCAAAATTCTACCCTAGATGGGAGATGATCTCGAGTTTAATCAGCCCTAACAGGTTTTCTACTCAGGCTTATTCTCACAATCAAGGGATGAAGTCTCATAAGAGAATTGTTAAAACTGAGCCAACTTTAGCGTGGCAAATTTTTAAATCTGGGCTTACGAACGGAACAACCCCTAAAAATAGAAAGTGGTACCAGTACACTTCTCCTTTCCCTACAGCAAGAAAAGATAAGAAGGCGCAGGACTATTTAGCTTCTGCTACAGAAATTTCTGAAACAGTTCTTCAGCTATCTAACTTCTACCGCGTAATGCCAGAAGCAAACGGCGACTTGGGCCTGTTCTCTAATGCTGCTTTCATGATGCTCCCAGACCCTAAGTATGGCGTTTACTTTTACCCTTTCCAGCAAGGCACGTACGCGTTCCAAGCTAACTTAAGAGGGGACGTAAACATGTTCACTCGCCGTCTTACAATGACGGTAAACGATTACGTGAAAGAATACGGAAGCCTAAAAGAAACTGGCCACATTAACTGGGCAAACATTCCTCCTTACATTAAACAAAAGTACGATTCAGCTCTCTATAATGAGCTTGTGTATATGTGCCACTTGATTATTGAAAACCCTTTCTATAATCCAACTAAACCAATCTTCCATAACTACCAGAAGAAATTTCAAGAGTACTATTGGATTGATTACTTAGATGCTTCAGTGCCTCCTCAAATCAGTAATGGTTTTAGAAATGAAATGTCTTCGGGATCTACTGCAGCTAATGATAAAGGCTTCAATGACTTCTCAGCAGTGAGAGGGTATAACTATTTCCCTGTCATCACTCCTAGATGGGCAGTTCCAGCAGGGCACTCAGTAGGCTGTGAAGGCCCAGGAGATGTGGCGCTTAACTCTATGCTGGTTTACCAGAGCTTAGAGAAAGATCGCCTTCTAGCGATTGAGAAGATTCTTAAACCGCCTATGGTGGGTCCGGCATCTTTAAGACGCCACGGAGCTTCGATTCTTCCAGGAGGGATTACCTACGTAGAAGATTCAGTAGCTCAGACTGCAGTGTTTAAACCTGCTTTCTTAGTGGACCCAAAAATTGCAGAACTTATCATGGACTCTTCTCACTTTGAGCAGACTATTGATGATTCATTTTATAAGAACATTTTCTTAATGTTTGCCAACCAAGACTTAAAGTCACACGTTTCAGTGGCAGAAACCAATGAAAGGTCGGCGGAGAAACTATCAGTACTTTCTCCAATGCTTGCTCAATATGATGTAGACGTTGGGAGTAAACTTCATACGAACTTAATTATGATGGGAGAGGAAATGGGGTGGATGCCTCCACGTCCGCAGATTCTCCAAGGCGCAGATATCCAAGTAGACTATATGTCTATCCTTGCCAATGCAGCTAAATCTTCTATGATGGGTTCTTTAGAGAGAGCTTCAAGTTACGCGGTTCAAATGGCCGGGGCAACTCAAAACCCTCTTCTACTTAGAATTCTTAAATCGGAAGAAATCGTTAAAGCTTACGCGGAATACGCAGGAGTGGATCCAAGATTTATGGCATCTCCTCAAGAGCTTCAGCAATATGCAGAAATGCTAGCAGCTAAGCAGGCTCAAGAGTCTGAAATGGCGCAAGCAATGCAACAGTCGGAGGTAGCGAAAAACCTATCCGCGGCACAACCAGCAGAAAGAGGGTCAATGCTTAGCAATCTAAATGCAGCATCGACGTTTTAAATGAGCAAGAAAAAGAACGAGCTAAAAGAAATCACTCATGAAGTAATTGCAGGGCACTTACAAATAGTGGAACTTGGGTACAAACAATTACTCTCTACTGCTCAAGGCAGGGCCTTAGCGTATTCAATCATTGCGGACTGTGGAATTTTCCAGGCAGACCCTTTGGATGAAAAAGTAATTATGTTCAACGCAGGGAAAAGGAATATGGGGCTTAAGCTCCTAGCAGATATTGAGTTCTACGACCCAGAAGCTATGCTTAAAATGATCCAGGAAGACGCAAATCGTAAAAAGGAGATTGCAATTTATGAGCGCACAAACAACAGAGACGCCAACACCGGCAGCGAACCAAACACCTACCCAGACGCCCTCGTCTAATACTGGAACTCCAGCACCAGCGGCACCTGCTTCAACAGGCACTCCAGCTGCGGCGGCAACGCCTGCGGATAACTTCATGTCAGATGAGCCTGTAGAAACTCCAGCTCCAGCAGAGCCTTTTGCAGGGGATACTGGAGTAGAAGCAAATGAATATACTCTTGAACTGGAAGAAGATTCTTTAGTTCCGGATGAAGACTTTGATGCTTTAGTGGCAGAGGCCCAAGCTAAAGGACTTTCAAAAGATGAAGCACAAGCAAGGCTTTCACTTTTAGATAAAGCTTTTGGAAAAGCGAAGAATACTTATATTTCTAATGAAGGCAAAAGACTCATTGAAGACTTAGTAAAAGACCCTTACTTCGATACTAAAGAGAAGCAGAAGCAGGCGAAGGAAGACATTGCTAGGGTATATGAGAACTATAAAGATCCAGAGCTTGTAAAAGAGATGAAGAGTAACCCTTTGCTTGGTAACAACAAACATATTGTTAAGCTACTTGCAACCCTTGGAGCTTCTATGCGTCCAGTAACTTCTGCTCCACAAGGGCAGGGGGCTCCTGCAAGCGCCACAGAAGAAAAAACAGGTTTAGAAAAAGCGTATCCAGAATTTTTCAAAGACCCAAAATAAAACGTTGACTTAGTTTAAAACAACGCAGAAGCTTAATATTAGAAACGTAAACTACCTTTAAGAGAGGGATATTCAATGGCAATCTTAAATTCAAAATTCATCACGCTATTAGACTTGGCAGCTTCGCCAGATAATAAAGATGATCCGTATATTAACCTTCTTGCACAGATTAACCCTGTTCTTGAAGATGCACTTGCACTTCCTGCAAATGATGGTACTCGCCACAACACTACAGTGTTAGCGGGTCTTCCAACAGTTACATGGATGAAACTCTACAAAGGGGTTCCAGCAAGTAAAGGTAAGTTCCAGTCTGTAGTTGATACTACTGGAGTTATCGAGTCTGCTTGCGAAGTAGATACTCGCTTAGTAGACATGATTGCTAAAGCAGAAGGGAAAGCTCAGCTTCGCTACGAACACGCTATGGCGCACGTAGAGGCGATTGCTCAAGAAGCGGCCCTTTCAATTTTCTACCATGACTCATCAATTGACCCTTCTAAGCCGATGGGATTTGCTCCACGCTTCAACTCTACTACTGCCGAAAACGGTAAGCAGATTATTGATGCAGGCGGAACAGGTAACGCTCTTACTTCTATCTGGCTAATTACTTGGGACCGTATGGGTTCTCACCTTCTATACTTAGAAAACGGTAAAGCAGGGCTAGTAAGAGAAGACATGGGTAAAATCAATAAGCAAGATGCTGCAGGAGATACTTTCTTCGTATACCGCGAAGATTTCAAGTGGAACATCGGTCTTTCAGTTCGTAACTGGCAGTATGTTGCTCGCGTAGCAAATATTGATCCAGCTCTTCTTAAAGAAGATGGCGCGACTGGACCAGACATTGTTGACCTCATGACAAAAGCTTACTACCGCCATAAAGGTCGCAGAGTAGCAATGGGTCGCACTTACTGGTATATGAACACAGATATCGTATACTTCCTTGATTCTCAGGCACGTAACGTTAAGGATAAAAACCTTTTCCTTACTTTCCAAAACCAAGGACCTAATGCGAAAGAAGTATTACATTTCCGCGGTATTGCAATTCGCGAGAGCGACTGTATTCTTTCAACAGAAAGTGAAGTGCTTTAATTAGCGCTTCACCCTTAAATAAAGAGGTTATTTATGATTATCGATAATTCATTAGTTTTCTCAGATACTCAGGCCATTACGGTAACTGCTTCAAGCACGAACGTATTGGATATGGGGGATACTGGGACGACTGCATACAACAAGCAAAAGCTTGGGCAACACTTAGGGCGCGCAATGTGCGTACCTTTACTGTGCCAAGTTTCTGCGGACTTTGCTACTCTTACGTCACTTACTATTCAACTTCGCCAATCGGCTTCGTCTAACATGGCGTCTCCAACAGTGCTTATTGAACAGACAGTGCCAGTAGCTAAGTTAAAAAGAGGCTTCAAGTTCAACCTTGATAAACTTCCTGCAGAGATCACTCAACGTTATGTTGACTTGAACTATGTTGTTACAGGTACAACTGCAACGACTGGTTCTATGTATGCAGCTATCGTTTCTGCGGTAGAAGATGTTTACCCAGGACCTGGACACTAATTATTAAAGTTTAACCAAGGGAGGGGATTCGTCCTCTCCTTTTATTGTTTCAGGGGGAAATATGGCCGGATTAAAATCGAACGGATATAAAAAACGCACAGACGGACAACCCGTATCTTTATCGGTAGTTGCTATTGATAAAGGATACATTGACGGAAAAATCATTGAATCAGGCGAAGAGTTTGTGTTCAGCGGTAAAGTGTATGATAGAACTCTTGCTCCTTGGATGGAGGAGAAAGTCGCAGGCTCTCTAGAGAAAGCTCTAGGTAAAGAGAAAGGGGCTTCAACAGAATCTTCTGCCTCTGCTCCAGCTAAGCCAAAAACAGCTAAGCCGGCTGCCGCGAAGAAAGCTACAGTAAAAAAAGTACCGCCAGTACATACTGCAAAGAATGATAATGCGTCTTCTTTAGTTTAATAGAATTTAAGGACCCCTTATGAATAAGACTAGCATTGCGAATATTGCGCTTTTATCATTAGGGGTTTCATACCGCATCTACGACTTTGATAATGAGACAACCAATCAGGCCAAAGTAATCCGTGAACTTTTCCAAACTTCTCTAGATACCGTAACAGAAATGTCCGATTGGTCTTTTGCCAATAAGTACCAAGCTCTTGCTCTAGCAGGAGACGGATCCGCAGGATACTTATACGAGTACGCCCTCCCAGGCGACTGTATGGTACTTAGACAAATCGGTAGTGAGGACCATTTCACTCGTGCAAATATCCCTCATCAATTCTTACCTTCTTGGGAGTTTAACAACTCTGACAAAAGGATTCTTTGTAATGTAGAAAAAGCTTGGGGTAAATATACCCGAAGAATAATGCAGAACGAAGACATGCCTAACTATTTCGCCCATGGAGTTGCGGCTCAACTAGCTATGAATGCTGCCCCTGGAATCATCATGGACAAATTCGCAGCAATCAAAAATACTCTAAAATCTGACCTAGACGTTGCTCTTGGAAGGGCCATCGCTTATGATAGTGGAAGAGCGCCGGATAATCGGCCTCAAGTAAGTTCATACGAATTACTACTTCAATAAGTAAGGTGAGTATATGGCCGGCGGAAAACAACTATCCTTTCAATGTGGAGAGATCTCTCCCGTTATGCTTTTTAATTCAAATGAAGTTTCATATGCTACGGGTCTTTCTAAGCTAAAAAATGCATACGTTTTAAGCGAGGGAGGAGTGGCAAATAGGCCAGGTTTCTTCCGACCTATATGGAACCCAATGACAGATGGGTTTAACTTCTCTACGGCCCCAATAGACTTTGGCAATGAAGACCCTGAAAAAAGTGTTTACGATGAAAATGTACCAAATTTTGCAGGATCTCCAAACATCACAGCATTCACTTTTTGGAATCAGCTAAAATTAAGATACGACATTATAGAGATTGGAAGGTTTACTGATGGATCGGCTAATGACGAGCTAACATTCAGATATAACTTCAGCCAACCCCGAAGGTTTGACGTAGACTTAGGCATTACCGGAACTCAACTAATAGCTTTCCCCGTGACAGATTTAAAACAGATTAGAATTGTAGTAACCAAAGAAAGAGTACTTTTCACTCCCGCTGCTCGTCTAACCTTTATTACGGGGGGCGTCACACAAAGTACTTCTTTTAATTTAAGTTTTGATTTAAGAGACGAGACTTTTAAAGTCCACGGAATACAGCTAGAAGACCAGGTACTATTTAGCAGTGGTGACACTACGGGAAATTCTAAAGGGGTAGCTCCATATTTCCCCGCTAGTTATGTAATTACTGCGGAAGGTCCATCAGGGTACGAGTATCCTGTACAATTTCTGTCTTCAAACGTAGCGGACATATCTGCTTGGGACCCTGCGACTACTCCAGTAGGAGCTTTCCCGTGGTTCCCTAACGGCCAGGTAGTAACTGGAATGAACGTGGGGTTCCTTGACCCTTTCTCTCAATCCTTAGCAGGGGACATTGTGATTCGAGTGTACCGCTCATCTTGGACAAAGCAAGGGTCTGAAGAAGTAGGATTCTATAAACTAGTATCTTCCGGTAAATTGGACTTTTCAGTAAGCCCTCCTAAATTTTCTTTCCAAGATAATGGTGCGGAAAATGTCCAAATTGTTGCTCCCGTTGTTACAGAGTACGTAGGAAGATTTGCTCAAGTTAGAACAATAAGTGCCGTTACGTATATTGGCACATGTACTTATTTGGCCACAGGAAAGGTGGCAATGAACTTTCAACAAAGGGTATACGCTTACAGCCAAAGGCCGGAGGATCAGGATAATACGCTGCCAAGAAAATTTGATGAGATTTTAGTATCAAGACTTAAATGCGCTACTCAGTTTACGCAACCATTACTATATTCTGACACAGAGTCCTTCACCCTTGGAGGATTTCTCCAGTCTAGGGGAGAAGAAATTAGAGCAATGCTCCCTATGAAGAGGGCGCTAATTTTCACTTCCGATGGCGTACACATGCTTAACGGGGATATATCTGGAATCGTCACAGTACTAACCGCAAACCCTTCACAGATTTCTGATGTGGGATGCCATGCGGTAGTAGAGCCAAAGATGGCAGGGGATAAAGGGTTCTACCTATCGTCGGACTCAAATAAATTAGTAGGAATATTTTTCAGTGAGGGTGGGCAGGTAAACACTTTTGAGGCCAGCATGTTTTCTTCCCACCTATTAGAGAACACCGAGTTTATTAGAATGGAAGTAATAGCAGGGAAAGAGAACTCCGTATATCTACTTACTGCTGACGGTAAGCTCGTATATGCAACAGTCAAAGAAAACCAAATTTGCGGATTCTCAACTTTTGAAATTGATGGAGGTTTCATTGAGAATATATTTAAAATAAAGTCTCGTATACCTTGGGCCAATAATTATGACAGATGGGATGCTAATTCAGCGATGTCTGACAGGCTAGCGGCGTACGTAGTAAGAAATGGAGTGAGAAGGTTAGAAATCCTTTACAACAGAGAAGAAAATATAACTAGGCAGTTTAACTACATAGACTCAGCTAGGGCCTTTGGAGTTGGTAACTTAGCTCTTACTTCTAATGGGGCTGTTACCAACATTCTTAATTCTACTTACCCTTTAAGGTCTTTCTTTGGCAGCTCCCCTATTGAGCCTTTAGCAATTGTTTCAGAAGAACAAGAGTATATTATCTACCCTCACATATCTATTGGAGACAATTCGACTACTAATTGGCAAGCAGGAGAAGTCCTTACGTTATACAGAGAGTTTGAATTCATCGAAGACGTGGAAGACTTCAGACTAGACCTATGGTGGTTTGATGAAGATAAAAACGAAAGACTACTTAGAGGAACAGTAGATCTGTCTTCTAAAATCAATACTCCAGCGGATCCTCTCCCATGGAAATACAATATTGTTTTTGAGTCGGACGTACCTTTAGAGTATCAGAATGTTTTAAACAAGGCGCTTACCTCTTTAGAGAAAAATACTAGAATGAGTCAGTACCAGTTGGCGTATAACATTCTTCCGCAGAATATTTTGAAAGAGCTATTTTCAAGAAGAAACCCATCTATTCCTTTAGACGGCCAGGTACCAGTTTCTATTTACGCGGATGGGTGGATTGTTTCGTCCCCTCTTAACCCTGACTATATTTCAGGAGCTAAGAATAAGTTCATTACTTATGATGAGGATACGGACACGTACTCTATTGATCTTGATGGAGACTACTATGCTCAAGGGCTAATCGGCTTCCCTTACGAAACAGAGATACAGACTCTACCCATCGAAGCTTCTGACAATAGAAGTTTTAGCGCGGGAAGAACTCTTATCAATGCAGTAGGAATGGGGCTTAATAAAACTTCTGGAGGATTTGTGGGGATCCCAAACTCTCCTATAGGCAAAATGTCTCCAATGAATTTAAGCCAAGGGGACCCTCTGGCCTTTGTTCAGATGCCTAAACCATACTCAGGGTATGAAGATTTTACGATTCCTTCTGAGTACGACAAAGGGATTGTGGCGATTAAGAATGTTGACCCAACACCAATTACTTTAGCTTCGATTTACCCTAGAGGGGAATCTTCAGCAAGGAGACAATAATGGCACTTTCAGGAATATTTTTAAATGACGGGTACGGAGGAAGCGATACCGTGGACCCTTTAACTCGAGCAGGAAATAGGACGCGTATGGTTAGCCCTCAGGCGCTAACTCTTAACCCCCAAACTCCAGCACAGGCAGGCACTAGCACCCCAACTTTAGGGGCAACTCCAGAAAGCAGTGACGGGAGAAAACTCCAAGGCGCAGCCCAGGGAGGAATTGCAGTAGCCAAATTTATGCTTGATCTTCAGAACGCGAAGAGCGCTTACTCGACTATTACGGGAGAGATTGCAAACAATAAACTGCTATCAAACCTTAATGAGTCTGACACGTATGTCCGTGGAAGAGAGGCGGAACTTTCTAGAGAAGTTGAGGGAGAATTGGCTTCTGGACAAGGAGGCTTAGCGTTAGCGGCGCAAGGAATTGACTTATCGTCTGGAGGCGCTCAGAATGTTCTTAACTCATATAAAGCTATGGGAATTTACAACGCTACAAGAGAAAAACTTAACACTTATAGAGAGGCATTTAAGTACGACATAGAGCAAGCTCAGTTGGACTATGCAGACGATATGGCACTAGTAAATTTCAAAAAAGATCAGCTCAATGCTGCTTTAAACTTTGCTGGATCTGCAGCTTCAAGCGCGGCAATGTTTGCTGGCGGAGGCGCATAATATGGCACAAACTCCATCGCCTCAAAATACTCCTGTAGTCAAACTTCAAGGCATCCCTGAAACTCGCACGCGCGCAATTGCAGCAACTCCGATTTCTACTAACTTCTTACAGAACATTGGCCAGGCGGCAAATATTGTTGCTAGGGATATGGACGTAAAGAACGACTCCAGTACGACCTTTATTAAGAATAGATTCCAAGAAGAAGCAGAGAAGATAAGACTCGAAGTTGAGGGAGGAGTGCTAAGCTCAACCGGGCTAGACACTCTTAAAACTTCCAAGGAAGGCTCTGAAACTCTAGCTAAAAGATTGGAGGAACAGAAGGCTAAGTACGATGCCAAGTATCACCCAATCTTTGATACTGAAATTCAGAATATCCAAAACAAGTATACTCGATCAACTCAGCCTTATACTGTAGGGCAAGTTAAAAAAGTAGAGCAAGACACGTTCAACGCGAACATTTCTACTCTTATGAATGATACTATTACTGGGTCTGCGGATACGGATCTCTACCCCGCCCGCCTTCAGCTAATCCGTGACAAGGTTAGAGAGAAGGCCATGTTTACTTATGGGGAAGATGAGAATGCTATGACCCCTTCGGGCATGCCTCTTAAAGACCTTATTAATAACGAAGTGGCCGCGGCTGAATCTAAGACTGTAGGGAATTCAATCATTGCTCTCGCTAAGAACCAGCGTCTGGACCTCGCGCGAGATATGTTTTCAGAGTACGATAAATCCCTTCTTCCAGCTGAACGTAATAAGGCCATAGCCGCAATCAACAGCGCCATGGAAAGCAACCAGTCAAAAGTAGCTTCTGGGCTTGTAGACCAGGTTAGAAGAACTACAGCGGATCCATCAGAGCAGGCGAAACTTATCTATGACCTTGCCCCTAATGATAAGACTGCTAGAACAATGGATGCGATTAACAAATCGCTGACAGCTTCTGCAGAAAAATCTACTAAAATTCAAAATGATCTTCAGAAAGAAAATGTTATCAAAAGCCTTACTCAGGACAATAAAAATCTTAACGACCCTGAAGTTCAGGCCATGTTACAGAAGCTTCCTGCAGATGAGCAGACGGCCATCTTGGATAGAGTTTCCAAGAATGGTGGATCATACTATGCAAAAGTTACTGACAAAAAAGTATACGACCGTACAGTGGATAAAATCTACAATGCCACGGCAGAACAGCTTAACGAGCCAGGATTTTTAAATGATGCTTTTGGGGCTTCTTCAGTAGAGGATGCGCGCAGACTTCAAGGAATGTACGATAAGCGAAAAGCTAACTTTGCCGATGAATCAAGGAAACTCCAGAATGATCTTTCCTCTTACATGTATAATGACCTTCGATCTTTATCAGATGGCATGGGGTATACAGATAAGCAAGAAGCGGGTCAGTTCATGAGTGTTGCCATGGGGTACGCTGAAGAGCTGATTGAGCAGAATCCAAAAATTACTCGTGAAGAATTACGTAAAAAAGTAAGAGCTACAGCATACGACCAAGCTAAAACACTAGTTACTCCAGAGAAAAAATCTACTTGGGCAAACCCATCTAAATGGTTCTCAGAAGGAATCCGTTTTACTTCAGAAGATGCTCAGTACGCGTTACCTAATAAATTTTCTCAGACAGGAAATCCTACGACCTACACTGAAGAAGACCAAGCAGCTTTCAGAGAGCGCGCAATTAATGAATATAAGACTAAGTTTAAACAAGAGCCTCCAGCAGATAAAGTGGAGCTCCTATTACGCCAACGTATGAGACAAGGCAAACCGCTTAAATAATTTGGGAGACATATGGCCATTCGATCGTCAGAGAACTTAAAGAGTACTATTAAAGGGTTTGAGGGATTCCTCGCCACGGCCAAGCCTGATACGAATGGAGTCCTTTCTTTAGGGTACGGTATCACTTCTCCTAAATGGAAGAAAGGGCAGAAAATTACCCAGGAGCAAGCTGAAGCGGATATGGCCAATCGTATTGCTGAAGCCGAAGCTGAGCTATCTTCTGTAATTCAAGTGGACCTTCCTCAAGAGCGCCAAGATGTATTATTGGATACCCATTATAATATGGGGCTTCCTACAATGCAGAAGCATGGCCTTATTGATTTGGTTAATGCGGGAGACTTTGACGGCGTAGCAGCAAAGCTTAAAAAATTGAACAAGGCAAAAATTGCCGACACTGGAGAATACAAAGCAATAGGCAACCTTCCTGAGCGCGCAGATTGGCGCTACAATAGCTGGATTGGAGTTCCTGCACCTGAAGCTCAGCCTCAAAGTATTGCGGACGAATTGGCCGGTTTAATGGATAACCCGAACGCAGGCAATGATACTGAAGCAACTACGGTTCAAAATTCTCAAGACACTGCAAATACTCAAGGGGTAGACGACCTAGCTTCTGAGCTTGCGGCACTTGCCCCTCCTACAAAGAGAGACGTCAAAGCAGAGTTTGACCTTGCTACTGATGTTTCAAATGAGGATGAACTTGAAAGGGATACTAAGGCCAAAGCGCTATCTAAACAGTATGGAATTTCCACAGAGGAAGCCGGACTTCTTTTAGACAATAATGATGAAAATACGGTAAGAACTAAGCTTGAATCTGAATCGATTAAAGATAGCTTCCCTTCTACAACTAAGTGGGCCGCAGATAAAAACAATAACGCCCTTCTAAAAAAGACAGGGAACTACGCTAAGAAAGTCGAAGCATCTACTGTTAACCTTGTGAAGTCTGACATTGAGAAAGCTTTCGCTTCTCAGGTTGTCCAGTTTGGTAAGGGTATTGCACTTATCAAAGTGTTGAACTCCGAGGTTGGAAGAGAAGAAGGGATTGCAACTCTTAGAAGATACGACCAACTACAAAAAGAAAATCAAAATACTTCCGAAGGGTACCAGAAAGTTCAAGCTAGTTTAGCAGATTTTCAGGCCCGATTTGGGCAATCAATAACAAATTTCTCTGAGCTTCCTTTAGACAAAGGTACAACAGAAAATCTCCTTACTGTTTTAAAAACTGTAGGGACTGGAACTTTTGAAACTGCGGATGCGGTTCTAGGGTATCTAAGCGCAGCGGTACAAAACCCTGTAGATGCTTTCAATTTCATGGCAGAAAGTACTGCCCTTCCTGTAGTGTCGGGAGCTGCAGCCTCTATTGCCGGGCCTATTTCAGGTGCCGCAGTTGGGGGTTCAGTAGGTGCGATCACGGCCTACGCTGGAAGAGCTCAATCTTACTTTGAATCTTTCAGAGATCCTAAGACTGGAGAGATTGACTATGAGGCATTTTTTGCCGATCCGATCAGAGTAAATACGGCCCGTAAAGATGCCAACGTTTACGCTCCTATCATTGGTTCTGCAGAAGCAGCTTTCAGTTTTATTGGAGGTAAATTCTTCGGTAAGCTGGTACCTAAAAACCCAGTGGCAGCTGCTGTTACAAGCATTGCTGGAGGGGTGGCGTCAGAAGCCGGAGGAGAAGCTGCAGCTCAAGTAGGCGGAAAGCTCGCATCCGGGCAAGAAGTAAACGTTGCTGAAGTGGCCGTTGAAGCGGCTACAGAAGGTTTAGTGGCAGGACCTCTAACTGCGGTAGGAACAGCTACTCAAGGAACTGTAAGAATATTAAAAGAAAAAGGGGCATCTAAGACTGTGGCAAAAATCGAAGCTGCAACTAAAGCAAATAAAGATGCGGCCCGACTTTCAGAATTGAAAGCTGTGGTTAAAGAAAACCCTGCCATTCTTGAAAACGCGGATCAGGTAGCAGAGCTTATCAATACTACAATTGAAGATAACTCTGTTACCTCTCAAGACCCTATTCCAGGGAATAAAACTGTTGACCCTTCAGAGCTAGAGTCTTCGATTATTGAACGCAATATCGTTAAAGAGTCTGAGACTGGAGTAGTGAGCATCATTCCTTCTGAATGGGAAAGCTTTCACGTTGAAAGAGGGTTGGATCCATACTCAGAACTTAGAAAATTTTCTCCTGAGGTACAGCAAGCGTATAGCTTTGCTAAAGACGCGGATTCCCCTATTACAATTCCTTTAGCAGATTGGATCATTGCAACTGAAGAGAATGGAGAGTTAGAGCTTCTACCTCGCGTAGGAGGAAATGAATTCAATGCTCTTCAAGGTTCTGAAATCAACACTGCTTTTGAGCAGGATCCTTTAGTTCTTTTTGATACTGAAGAAACTTCTGACTCTATGGAAGATAATGTTGAAGCGAATGAACCTCCTCCATTTGGTGAAGTTGTTCAAGGAGAAGGCTCGACTCCTCTTCGCCCGCTAGACCTTACTTCTCAATTCGCGACTCTTGAAGATCAAGATGCTTTTGACAATTTTAGAAGAAGGCTTAAGCGCTCTCTTCCAAACACTATTGGGCAAAACGTCGTAGATGATATCGCCACAATTAATTTAAGAAATTTAAACCTAAGATCTAAAGTTGCCGGAGTTCCATTAGCTCAGGCGCTAGACCGAATTCAATTTGGGAAAACTAACAAGCGCTCTAATGTCGTGTTACCTACGCCAGATTCAGACTTCTTTTCGGTAGCATTCAACAAGGAAGCTACTCCTACCACCGCAATTCACGAACTATCTCACATCTTCCTCTATGGAATGGCGGAAGATTTTCAACTACTTCGCGATCTTGATCTGAATACGGTTCAGGGCGACATTAGGGCGTATCGTGAAGCTATGGATACTGCTTCAGAACTTCTAGGCCTGGAATCGCTAGATGAAATTCTACGCGGCCAGGACTCTGAAAGAACGCGCCAGACTCAGGAGACCTTTGCTCAAACCGCTGAGGATTACTTCCTTAAAGGTAAGTTCAAAGACTCTAGGGCTAAACGCTTAATGGATAAAATGAAAGAGTGGATGATTAAACATTTCAACGCTCTTAGAAACTTAAAACGTAAATACCCTACACTTGAAATCACGCCAAAAGTCGAAGGCATGTTCGATTCAATATTCGCAGCAACTAGAGTAGCAAACGACGAGGTTTACTCTATGTTCCCTGATATGAAATTTACTCCTGCGGAACTTGGCCCTAAAGCCTCTGAGTACATGGCCGCTTACTATGATGCCAGATCAGAAGCTACGGCCAATACTTATGGAAAATCTTTCAATCGTTCAATCAATGAGCGTAATGAAATTTTTGAATCTAAGTTTGCGGAGCTCACTGCACAGGCGGAATCTGAAATTGATACCCTTCCTTCAATGATCCTTCGTTCAAAAATGCAAGACGTTTATACTGAGTACAAGACTAAAGGTGGAGAAGATCCACGTATTAGCTATGACTCTGCTAAAGACTTCTTTTATGGGGGCGATGATGTAGCTATGCAGGCGCTTAAAAAAGCTGCCCCATACTTCATGATTACAGGTAAAAAGAAAGGCGGCCTTGATGCTGCTATGGTTATGGATATGATCGGGCTTAATGATCGTAACGAATTCATAGCACTTCTTACTGAAGCTGGACAACGTGATGAGATGATTAACGAGTTGACTGGAGAGAAGCTTGCAGAAGCTGCACCTCTACTTAAAACAGATAATGAGATTCATGATATTGCAGTGGATGAGGTTCAGAAGAAAGGTAGAGCTAAGCTTATTAAAGATGAGTTTAAAATATTCTATGAGCAGTACCCTACTCAATTCATGAATGCTACTAAAGGGCTTATCGACTCTCCTGAAAAGTTAAATTCTGACTTCCAAGATATGCTAAAACTCGAAGCTGCTCAAATTGTAGGAAGTTCTCCTGCTCCGAGGTTTGGAGCTAAGAAGTTTCTTGCTGCGGCCAATAAGCACAGAAATGATGCAGGTAAAGCTTTCAAAGGTAAAGATTTTGAAAGGGCTATTTTAAGTTCTATAAATGAAGCTAAGAATTACTTCGCGTTCATTAAAGGCCTGGAAGCTCAGACAGCTTTAGCTAAGGCAAGAAGTAGAATTAATAGACTTGCAAAAATTACAACTAATCAATTCCAAGATAGAACTTGGTATAATATTTCTGTGGCCCAAACGGCAGTGGCGCAGATTCAGAGATTTAACAACGCTCTGCCTCTCATGCCTTTAACCGCTGCAGACTTTGCTGAAGGTACGCCTATCAGTGCAGACGCTATTGAGGCCTTAAATAATGCCCTTAGAAAGGTTTCTTTTTATCCTGGAGGGCAAGGGCTGACTGTGGACGGGGCGCTTGCTGTGGGCGATTTTGCACGTCTAGCACTTACCACTTCTAGATTAATCAATCAGGCGACAGTAGCAGGTAAAAAAGTAGAGCTTGAAGCCGCAGTATCTCAAGACTTAGGGATGATCCAAGATACTCAGACTGTAAGCTTTTTAGCTAAGGGGCAGACCAATATTGAGGGAGACCTTGAATGGTCACACTTATCTAGAGCAAGGGCATCAAACTCGAAGCTTAGAGGTGTTTTAGCTAACCTGTTTAAAAACGATGCTGAGTTTGCCGTTTCAAATATTGGCCAGGTAATGGGCGAGATTCAGACGGCAGAAGCAACTATGGACGTAGAAAAACGTGCCATTAAGAAAAAGCTATACGATATCACTAAGAAGTTTCCTACTTCAGTTGGTGCGAAGATTATATCTCCTGCCCGATTTGGAAGGCTTAAACTTAGCTTTGATACTAAGACTCCGCTATTTTGGGATAAATACAATTTTAAATTCCAAGGTACTGAAGAACTCATGGCGGCCATGTTCTACATGGGAAGCCAGTCAGGAGCGCAGAAATTTCTATTTGGAAATACCGACGTTACTCCTGCCAACTTTAATGTGGCCGTAGAAGATTTCTGGACTTTTGTTGACGGGCTGTACGCGAAGAAAGCTTTAGATAAAACACACTTCGAGTTTCTTCAATCTGCTTGGGAAACTTTAGAAGACGTGGGCTCTAGAATCACTCCAGTGCTCAGACGCAATGACGGTATTGAGATGGGATATATTGAGGGCTGGAAAGTTAAAACTCCAGTAGGTGAGATGAAGGGAGGGTACTATCCTGTCGTAACTTCTAAAGATACGTCAATTGAAGACTTCCAAAAAATTCTAGATGGCGGATCGGATAAGTTTAGCTTGATGAAAGCTTTCCCTTCTAAAGATACGACAATGGCAAAAACTAGAACTGACGCCTTCCCTGAGGTAGCGCTTTCTTTAAATACTTTAGACGCCTACATTGAGGCGGGCATGAACGTAATCCATTTAAGAGAGCCACTTACGACTTTCTCTAAATACGTTATGACTCCAGCTATGAAGGACTTCTTAGATAGTAAACGTCCGGGCCTTATCCAAAACGTAATTGAACCGTGGATGAAACGAGTTAAGCTTCAAGAATTTAGAAAGCCTGCGGATAAATGGGATGGGTTTGATTCTTTCCTAGGTACGCTTAGAAAGAATGCCGGTGTTTCCATCTTCTTAGGGAACTATGCCTCTGCTCTTCGCCAGCTCCTAGGAGCAGGAAGAATTGCAAGGGTTACAAATCCTGTCAGTATGTCTTATGCGGTTTCAAAAATTATGTCTTCTCCAGTAACTTCGGTAAGGGATATGCTTTCTAAATCTTCAGTTATGAAGGATAGATTTATGTACTCTCAGACTAAGTACTTTTCAAACTTGGATGAAGTCTCAAAAATTAACGATCTTATTGGTAACGTGGGCAGAGGAGCTGAACTTCTTGCGTACATGCCAATGCAAATTATGCAAAACTTAACAGACACTGTGGCGTGGCATTCAGCTTATCATGAAGCCTCTTCACCAGTCGAAGGCCCTGACGGGGTTAAGACTCAGATGACTGAAAATCAAATGATCTCTTACGCCAACAACGTAGTACTTAAGACTGGAGGCAGTTCAAACATTACTGAAATGCCTAATACTGCCTATGGAGACAACTTAAGAAAAATTCTTACTATGTTCTCTACTGAACCTCTCATCAACTATGAAATGGTGAACACGGATCTTCAGAGAAATAAGTCAAATATTAACAAGGCGAAAGCTTTATCTCTTACCCTTCTTACGGGTATTGCAGGTATGGCGGCCATCGATTCTTTAATCACTGAAAGTAAGCGTGACGCAGAAGACGAAGAGCGAAAAAAGAAAGGTAAGAGATCCACTAGAATGGATGATCGCGACATTGCTACTGATGTTTTAAGAAGATCTGTAGGCGCATCATTTGAAGCCTTCGCACCTGTTGCAGGTAAAATTCCAGCTTCTCTTTTAGCTTACGGAAGGTTCACCCTTTCCCCTGCTTCTAGAGAACTTGAAAAATCTGCAGAGAACTTGACTAAAGGGATAACTGATATGGCGCAGTACGGGCTAGAGTTTACTCCTTACCAGCAAGCTGCAGCTGCGGACTTCATGACTCTCTTAACAGGACAGCCATTCAGCATCTTTGGAGACATTGCCGTAGACAAGTTTAAGGACATGAGTAAAGATGAATATAGAAGATACATGGGCGCACGCCGTAAGGTAAAACGCACAGCAAATAAGAAAACCTCTAGCTTTTAAGGCCGTATATGATTGGTAAAAATACCGTTTCCGAAGATAAGTACGTCGGCAATAACACTGCTGGCGACTTTGCAATTACCTTTCCTACGTGGGATCCAACGGACCTGGTCGTATTTGTTAACCGTTTGGCAGATGGCGTAAACATAGCATTAAACTATGAAGACGACTTCTCCCTTAACAATGCAGTATCAGTTCTTACCCTAGTTGAAGATGGTCAGGAGTGGACCAATGGCACAGGTAAACTGGCCGTAGGATACACGATCTTTATCCAATTCACGTCTGACGCTTATCAACCCTCGAAGTTTACAGATTTAGGGCGTACAGCTCCTATGAAGTTTGAAGGTTCACTAGATCGTCTGGCCATGATTTTAAAGTCGGTTGACTTAAAAGCAAGTCGCGCTTTATCTACTGGGCCAGGATCAGTTAATGGAGAGCTTCCACCTACTACAGGTAACGAAAATAAAATTTTAAAAGTTAACGCTGCAGGCGATGGTTTCGATTATGGCCCTGACGTTCAAGATATCTTTGATGCTAGGGATGAGGCTCAAACCGCTGCCACTGCTGCCAATGCAAGTGCTATAGCGGCACAAGCTGCTGAAGATGCTGCAGGGGACAGTGCTGTAGCTGCTGCAGGGTCCGCTGTTGCGGCCAGTAACTTTGCTGATGAGGCAGAAGGGTATAAGGATAGCGCGGCTCAGTCAGAAGCCAATGCTTTGTCTTACGCTAATGAAGCTGAGCTATGGGCGAAATTCTTTGCTTTTCAAGATATCAGAGTAGTAACATTTGCAGATTCTCCGTATACAGTTACTTACGTAGACGATGACAACTTCCTAATCTCTGTGGATACGACAGGCGGAAACGTAGCAATTACACTTCCTGACCTTTCAGGCATGCCAAGTGCTGCGTGGAAAGTAGGCTTCGTTAAAACGACTGCAGACGCCAATATGGTTACGTTTACTCCTCAAGTAGGGCAGACGATTAATGGCCAGGCAAACTTAGTTCTTTCACAGGAAAACAGAGGAGTAGTTTTTAATGACAATACCCCTACAAATTGGGAAGCGTCTTACATTATTGTCGGCTCCTTTGGGTCTGCTAGCTCAGGCGGATTACCCGCGGGAGGAGCTGCAGGGGACTTTATTCAAAAGAACTCTACTACTGAAGGAGATGCCTCTTGGATATCTGGAACACTGGCCGGATTTTCTACTACCCTCAACAAACTTGTTACTACAACTTCACTACTCGACGCTATCAACCAGCTTTTCGGGTTTCAATATCTCGCACCGCAGGTAACTATAAGTGCCACCAATTCTAACGTTATCCGCGAGAAAGGGGTAGCTCTAACGGCCACAACTCTTACGGCAAACGTAACTAGAAGATCTGATGCTATTGCGAGAATTCAATTCTTTCTTGGTGTGACTCAGCTTGTGGACTACAATCCTCCTTCTCAGCAGGGTACAGGTGCAACTAACTATTCTTGGACGGGCTCAATTCAAGACACTTCGACTTTTAGCACTACTGTAACTGATGACGGTACTTCTGGTGGGCCAACTGACGTTTCATCAAGTGTGACTTACAACTTTGTATACCCTTACTTCTCAGGTACAGGGCTTCCAGGAAGAACTGCTGCACAAGTGGCGGCAATGAGTAAACTAGTGGCACTTTCAAATGCTACAGTGGCGAGAAACTTTACGACTTCAGCGGGAGACGTTTACTACTTTGCTTACCCAACTTCATATGGAGCTCTTACAAGTATCTTAGACGCCAACAATTTTGAAACTATTGGAGACTGGACACTAAGACTTGAGAATATTACAGGGGCGGACGGAGCTTCAGTACCATACAGAATCTATGAATTTAACAACCCTGTAATTGCAGGCACAACTAGCTACACTTTTAAGAGGTAATATTATATGGGTATCGCGATTGGCTCAAACTTTGATATGCAGGCAGCACTTCCATTAGACTCCAGAGACGTAGTAGCGGATAACACTGCTCGAAATGCCATCCCTTCTGGAGTTCGCTTCCTTGGAATGAAGGTAACGGTAATATCTCCAAATATGGTGACTTATGTACTTAAAGACGGAATCACAAACGCCAACTGGGAAATTGATGGAACCAACCCTAACGCAGTTCTAGGGCCTGCTTCTTCCAATGTTGGGGACGTAGCGGTTTATAATTCTACTGATGGTAAATCGATCAAGATAACAAATGTAAATATTGATACTTCAGATAACATGACAGGAGTGAACGAACTCGACGCAGCTCAAGTAATGACTGAGAAATTAGTAATGCTTGGAGGAATTGAAAAGTTCGTAACTACTGATAGTACTACGACTGGTTCAAACGCTACAGTAAACGTGGCGGATCTTTCAGTTATTCGATTTACCAATGCGTCCTTAGTATCAATTTCTCAGCTCTCAGGAATCGTCCAGGGGCAAGAGCTTACGTTCATCAATGCTACTGGTGCTCCCATTACTTTTAACGATGAATCTGGTGCCACTGCGGCTTTCAGAATTCATACGGGAACTAAAGGACCACTAGTCTTAAATGATCAGGCCACAATCTCTGGAGTGTATGGAGACAATAGCCGTTTCCAAGTTGTAGGCGGAACGGGCGCAGGGGGCTCTTCGTCTCTTGATACAGTTTTTCAGCTTACTGCTCAGGAAGTTCTTACTGATTGGGACATTACTGCCATTCAATCCGGGACCTTCGTTAAGGAGACAGTTGCTCCTTTTAACGGGCTAGCTTCTTATAAATTTACACGAAGCACTTCATCATCTACTGCAATCATTTTGTCTCCTGCTAAAGATGTAGCAGTACGTTTCAGAGGCCAGACGTGCACACTGTACTTCCCTTACTCTTATAATGGGCTTAACGGAATCGCTACAGCTCAACTTTATGACGCCACAAACGCAGCATTTATCCCTGGAATCCTTGCGCTAGACGGAACTAATGGAGGGATCAAGATCGCTAGAATGAATGCGACAATTCCTTTAACGTGTACTTCTGTCAGAGTAGTTTATACGTTCACAGGAGCAGACAACTCGAAGGTCCTTCAGTTCGACGATGTTCAGCTTACTTCTGATACTACAATCATGGCGCCAATTTTTTCCCCAGACTCTACAATTAGACTTACTGTGGCCAACGGGTATGGTAGCACGGCAACTAAAATCAGAAGGTTTAGTACCGTAGTAGAACAAGTAGGGAGTGCGATTCTTTATCAAGATTCAGCAACTAATGGAGCAAGTTTTACAATTTTAGAAAAAGGCATTTATGACATCAGTTTCAGTGACGCTTTTACTACAACCGGGTATTGTGGCATCTCTATAAATTCAGCATCTTTAACTACCAATGTACAGGATTTGGTTAACCCTGCGGAAAGACCTGCGATTGGGTTTAACGGAGTAGCGACTGCTGTAGCAACTTGTGCTTGGTCAGGAGAGCTAGCAGTAGGGACAATCATTCGTCCACACACAAGTGGTAATGCTGCTTCTGGAAACATGACCACTTTCACTATTTCTAAAAATGGAAAGCAAACTAATTCAATAGTCTCCGCGCCAGAAACTTTTAACTCTGACACAGCTTCATTCAACTTCCTCACAGCAGCTCAGGCCACAGTAGCTACTCTTGGAAACTTTCCAATTGGAAGTTATATTACATGCCTTCAAACTGGTGGCGGAAACACAAGGACTCAGAACTCTACACGTCCAACTCAGACTGATGCTGACATGAATATTAACGGGATCAACATTGCAGCTAGGGCCTATTCTGGAACTTCTACGGCTGGGCTCCCTTCAGTGTTTATCATCAACATTGGTAAAGGCCTTAGCGGTCGTGAAATTGATGTATATAAGTCAGTAGGAAGAACTAATGGTAATCAGCTTGGTCTGCCTATTCTTGATGGAACATTTGAGGAAGGTATTAGAATCATAGGCTACGACTCGAATACAGGGCTATTAACAATCGACGCTGGTTATCGATCAGGAACGACCTCGACTGCTAGATTCGTTTTTGCTGACGGGACAACTCAGACGAGTGGATATTTAGTGATTAAAGCTTCTAAGAGCCCAGCACTAACTGCGGTGCCAGTAATGCTAGAAAAAGTTGCGACTATTTCAGACGTAAAAACAAACACAACTGCAGGGGGAGCGGCAACCTCGGGGGCTTATCAAACAAGAACTCTTAACACTGTTTCAGATCCTTTCGGAATTGTAACAAGCTTAACCGCTAACCAGTTCACTCTTCAGGCCGGAGAGTATTACATTGAAGCGAGTGCTCCTGCAGTAAGAGTGGATCAGCATAAAGCCAAGCTTAGAAACATTACTGATTCAACTGATACTATTATCGGAACCGCTGAATATTCCACATCAACAGCTGGAAGTGGCAGTTCCTCAATAGTTAGAGGAAACTTATTAATTTCTTCAGCTAAAACTTTTGAGATCCAACATAGAGTAGGTACAACTCAGGCCACATTCGGTTATGGGTTTGCTGCATCTTTTGGGGACGTTGAAATTTACACTCAAGTTAAGATCACGAAAATACGCTAAAGAGCAACTATGCTTAAATAGGCCTTGATAAAACGTTGTCCTTAGTACAGAATTTAAAGTGTATTAAGGACGACCAAATATAAAGGATACCATGGCAGGATTTCTAAACTTCTTATTAAAGTTTTTAACAGACGAACAGAAGAAGAAACTCGGAGCCATAGCTCTTTGCATTATTCTTATTGGTCTTGGCGCTTATGGTGCAGTATCGACCAAAGAGATTATTGTGGAAACGGCGCAAGCAGCTCAACCAAAGTACGACGACTCTAAAATTCTCCAAGGCATGGCAACTCTTGCTAAGCGTATGGACGATCAAGAATTAGATATTAAAAATATTTCAGATAGACAATTGAAACATGGCTCTAAGCTCGATAGAATGGGTGGGCAGCTTGATCTAGTGTTGGATCGATTATAATCACCCAAGGAGGGTATATGGCAAAAGAATTAGTTGGATTTGAAATCTCTGAAAAATCTGTGAACTTAGAAGGTCAAGAATTAGTAGGTAAAATTTCTGCTATTCACGTTGGTAAAATTGGATCTCTTGAGCTTTCTTTAAAAGGTAAGTTTGAGTTTATCCCTCTAGTTAATTCAGGACTCGATAAGCTTGAAGAAATTATTCCAGGCGATCAGAAGGCGATCTTCGCGATCATCAAGACTGGAATTGCTAATATTAAGATTAAGTTTTAGTATTTAATTCTCTGAGGTTTTTAAGAAAGGGCAATATTCCTGACTTAACCCGCAAGGCCCGAGGTAAATCTTGGGCCTTTTTTATTGGAGCAGTATGAAACAATTCACAAATTTCTTTTCTAAGCTATGGCCACAACTAAAGCCTCTTATACTTGAACAACTTAAAGGGGCCATCGTTAAGAAGTTTATCAAGACTATGCTTAAAACTGCTGGAGGATCAGGCTTCATGGTTTGGTTCGCCACTTGGATAGCTGAAAACTTTTATGAGGAAGCCGCTAAACCAATCGCAGAAGCAGCTTTTGTGAGGGTAGGGTTTGAAGTTCGTCATATTAACGGAACAATCATGGCCAAGAAAATTAAAAAAGCTAGGGAGGACAAAGATGAAGAAGCTTACGATGCTGCTGTTGATGATATTTTTGAGTAATGGCTGTCAGACAGTCATTGAACAGAAACTTATCTGCGCTCAAATTAATAAGTACAAAATTGAGCTAGTCCCTACGTGTGATATTAGCGTCGAGTTTGATAGATGCAGGTGCCGATGCATGAACCTTAATACTTTTGAGCCGGCCAAGAATTTAAAGATGTGCAAATGGCCAAAGAACTTTAGTGGCAAGGTCCCCGATGGGTTTAAGACTTACAGTTTCCCCTTGGAAATGTGTGAGGGTATTGCAGGACAATTCGTGGAAGATGTTGCAGTTAAAATTAGACCTAACGTAAAGGCATTAAATGAAGTCAAAAACAACCTCTGTGATTAAGCCTAAGAAGCAACATGCCCCTAAGCATGAGGACTTAATTCAAAGGTATTTAAACGCTACCCATCCACAAGAAAAGAGAATTTTACTAGGGTTAATAAGATTGAAAGACCCTAACTTTAAGGAGATTAAATGACAGCTCAAAAATTAGAAATTGCGATGAAGTACTTATGGAATATGGTAGGAACTGTACCATATAAGCTTGGAGGAAATGTCATCCAAGACGGAGGGCTAGACTGCTCCGCACTGATGCTTGAATTCCTTCGCGCTGTAGGTTTGTGGGGTAAGACAGATGCAAGAGCTCAAGACATTTATAATAAGTTTAAAAGTTTTGCCTTTCCTTGGACTTCAAACGAAGCCAAGTTAGGGACTTATTACTTAATGTTCTTTGGCAAGTCGGTGAATGAGATTACTCACATCTCTTTAACAGTTAACAACTTTCAAATGATTGAAGCAGGTGGAACTGATAAAGATGGAATGGTTAGAGTTCGCCCAACTTCTTGGCGCTCAGATTGTGTGGCCTTTGTTCCGGTAGAATTGCTTCTTAAATAAGATCATCCAAAGTTCCTGCCTCTTCAACAGGGGTAGGATCTTCCTCTTTAGCTCCACCTAATTTCTTAAGCTGGCTTTCAAGCTTTTTAATTTCCCGATCTTTAATTAGGATAAGTCCCTCCATGGCATAGAAGCTTGCTTCGACTTCTTTCCATCCGGTAAAGAAAGCATTCCAGTAATTGGTCCATTCGGGAGTATTTGGTTCGGCCCTAAGGTTAGCGAAGATGTCCGCTTGCTCCTTCATACGTTTATTAATGTGTACGATATCGATCATTTGAATTCTCCCAAGATTATTTGTAGGTGCCCCTGCCGAAATTAACCTTCGGGGCGAAAGGCTTAGGAGTACCCGTCCTCATTACGGGACGCATCTCGGCAAACGCTGAACTATTCCCCAAACCCTAAAATGGTAAAAAGGTTTGGATGAGGCCTGACCGACCAAAGTCAGGAAAGGATTAGTTTAAGTGTATCTCCTGAATATTTCTTTTACTATATTAAATCGCCTAAGTTTTCCAAGTTAAAGTGGTTCTTCATCCACACAGTCTTGTACCCTTCAGTATGTTTGTAATACCCAAGGTCTGTAAGAGCGCCTGTTATACGCTTTCCTACGGGGTCTGTGAGCGTTTTTCCAACTACCCCTAGCTTTGCTAGCTCTGAGTACATTTCGAGAGAAGTAAACTGGTTTCCAAGCTTACTGGATAGCTCTTGAACGTACCCAATGAAGTCGTTATCCTTCTGCTTAGTTTTAATAATTGGATCCAACAAATTCTTCGGCATGTGCCAGTACTCATATCCGTCCTTGTACCTTTGAATCCCTTCAGCATAAAACTGCTCAAGGTTGCGCTCAACAAAGTCGAGGTCGATATGCTTAAGAGTCGGCGGAATTTTAATCGGCCACCATCTTCTATCCCCCATGGATCTTTGAAGATACTCTTCCTCATTGGTAGTTCCAAACAGGACAAAGCCTCTAGGCATTGGCATGGCCTTACGTTCCCACAAACCTCGAATTGTATCTATCTCCTGAGCGGTAAATGACTTAGAGGTTTCGCCGTCTGAATCAATAAGACCTTTTAGCTCTGGAAATTCCACTGTCACAGCTTGGTGCATTTGGCGCAAGCTATCTAGGTCGGTAAGAATGTTTTTTCCTCTAGCTGAATAGAAATAGTCTCGCCCGATAAGTTTTACAAATGATGACTTTCTAATCCCTTCGTTACCTTCTAGAACAAATACGGAGTCGAACTTGCACCCTGGGCGCAAACCTCTAGCTGCTAGAACGGTCCACATGTTAAGGCCTAAAATTCTATGGTACTGAGTATCAGCAAGCCCGAAAGCTTTAATCAAAGAAGTTTCAATTCTCTCAACTCCGTCCCACTTGATACCCTTAAGCCATTCTTTATGTGGATCCACTTGCCTTTGGTAAAGCGTTACTTCTAGGCCTGAAATAAGAACAGGCTTTCGTAGATTTTCAAATCCTAAACCAGATAGAGGTTTTTGGATTGATGGCATGATAGCACTTAAAATTTCTTTATCTGAAGAAGGCTTACCTTTGTAAATGTAGAGATCTTTTCTCACATCAAAATATAAATCTTTCTCAGGTACGAAGTGGGAAATAATCGCAGAGGTATTAGACTCAGTATCGTTAAATTTTATCTGACCTTTCTTATTGAAGTCATAAGTAATTCCAGCTCGGTCTAAAATCTCAACTGAAGAAATTGAAGCTCCTTCAGAAACGTAACCTTCACGCTGAAATATTCCTTGGATCAAAGAGAAAATTGTTCCTGGCCCAATATCTCCAAAAGCATCGGCCTTATCCGCTATGGACATTGCCCCAACTTCATCTCCTACTGAGTAGTTTCTATTTCTTGTCCAAGCAACCACTAGCTCTTCTAAAATTGCTGAGTCGTTATACGCTCCGGCCTTAAGTGAAAAGATACCGTCTCGCCATTCATCTCTTGTAAGTCCCACATTGGTTTGGATCCAAGGTATATGCTTACGAAGCCATCCAACTTGCTCAGCTGAAAAACTTCTGTGAATTACTGGCACTCCTCCGACTTCATAAGTAGTGGTCGTGCTAGTATTCTTTACCTTTTCAAATTCCTTAAGGAACGCTTCTGGCAAGTCGATGATGGATGGATTTCCCTGGGGGTGAACAGAGTACCCTTGAGAAGGTGGAGCTGCCACATACCCATCATATTTAACATCTACTCCAAGAGCCAGTTGTCCTGGCGGCCTGAATAGGGCGATGTTAATATGAGGAGGAATCCTAAAGTAGAAATGGTACCCTCCAGAACGCGTACAAATAGTAAAAGTTCTAGGGATTCCATGCTCCTCACAGAAAGCACGCCACCATGGGCGCCCGTCGTATTTGTGAGATTCTCCTGGAACGTCAATATCGATAACAATTAGGCCGTTCATTGCTAGCGGAATTCCAATTTCTGGAACGCCTGCATTTATAAGCTCTGAGTAATCCCAAATTTTCTCGTTGCCCGCTTCCAGATCACGAGATATTTTCGTGCCTGGGATAAGGCGAATAGCTTTTAAACTCATTTTATGGCCTTATACTAAATCGTGTAATTCTGAAAGCTCTTCAATGTCTTTAGTAGCGAAAGGCGGAAGACCTTTTATTACTTGTGCTGCAGGTAAAAGTTTTCTCTGCTCTTTTGAAACAAAGGGATCATCTATTCCATAGCAAATTGCTAGCATCCGGAGAAAATCTCTGAATGGTAGGACTGCCATAGTTTCGAGCTTGTTACCTTTGGTAAGAAGAACTGGAATGTCATCGGGTGAAGTTAACTTAACCTCGAAGATTGTGGAAATGGAGCAATAGTTTTGATGGTTCTTACATTGAAATTTAAAAATATCAGTATTAGAAAGATCAACTCCTTCTGCAGCTTCGTCTGCCTGAAATTCTAAATGTCTTTTAGCTTCAGAAAAGATATGCCCCATGAGGGTAGCAACTTCACGTTCAAAAGCTTTGCCTTTACGGTTAGCATTTTTACCTGATCGGGATCTTTTCTCTTTGATAATTTTTTCAGCTTTAGTGAGTTTCTTCACTACCTTTTTAGCTCTTGCCATACATGGCCCTCCTATTGGTCGAATTTAGGTTTGGTTAGTTTTTCAGGTATATTTTGATTCGTCAATTACTTCAGATATCTTACTCCGCCTTTCACTTCAGTCTTGATTACTGCATCATGGCACCAGTCAGGAACTATTGACATGATGTGCTCAAACTCTTTAGCTCTGCCAGGTTCAGCAATACCCCATAATTCATCGTGTACAGTGCCGCAGACGGTGAATCCTGCTTGCTCTAGTCTCCACATAGCTGGAGTCATTACCTCGCGCCCTGTGGCCGAGACAACATTTTCACACAATAATCCGCCATATACTGTCTTAGGTCGCGTGTTACCCTTAGAGTCAACTTCGAGGTATGTATACGCGAGCTTTCTAGACTCTTCTACTTTTTTAACTTTACGGCCCTCTTCAATTGTGTAGAAGGTACGTGTTGATTTAACCATTTGCTGAGTGGCGCCGTGGTAGTACAGCTTGGATCCATTTGGAAGTACAATCATTACCCCACGCCACGGATGGGCCATAGGCATAACTGTAATTCTTCCGCGGCAAAGTTTTGTCACGCGCCCATTAATAGCTGCGCCAAAAGCGTCCTCTAAATCACTCCAGAACTGAACCACTTGAGGGTATTTGTTTCGGTAAGTGAAAATTACTTTCTTTGCCATCTCTTCAGTAAGAAGAATTCCAGTATCATTTAAAGTTTTAACACGGAAAGATTTATCGCCTGCACCGTATCCACATGAAAGCTGTCCGGCCTTACCAACTTGGCGCTCTTCAGAGTCTTTACCAATTTGATCTAGGGGAATTCCGTAAAGATCCGCTGCTAGTTCTTCGTACCATCTATCAGGAATAGGGCCCATATCAAGGAGCCAGAAAAGCATGGTCGGTTCGATTTTAGAAAAGTCTCCAGACAAGAATTCTTTTCCAGGCTCTGGGAGCCAAATTCTTCTCAGTAGATTTTTCGCAAATCCAATAGGGTCTTTAAGGGTAGGGATCATTGGAGCAACTACGCTTACCAAGTCCTCAACGTTGAAATCAATATGGTCTAAATTATCAAGCCTATCCGTATCGAAGCGAGGAAAGTTTTGAGGCTGAATACCTTTACCCGCAAAGCGTTTAGTCTGCGCCTTAGCGTAATCGAAAAGTCCGTAAATTCTGTCTCCAACTACGATGTCTAAAGCTTTCTCAATTTTTGAGATGGCCGTGGACCCGATGAGAAATTTAATATCTAAAGCTTCGCGAACGTATGAAGGCACTGGAGTTTCATCAAGTAAGAGCTCTTCAACAGTTTCCTTTCTCATGTCTTCAATGAAAGGGTAGTACTGCTTAAAGAAGGCTTTAACTTTAACGTGTGAATTTACTCCGCATCCTGTGATCTGCATAAAGCGCTGCTCTTTAGCAGGGCGATTTTGATCCACGATAGATTTAAGGAGTTTTATAAGGGGAACGTCTACACGTACGCCGGTGAGATTGGTTTTAAATGTCCACTCCCAAACCCATCTTTCAAATGCTGGGAGGTGAGGCATTCTAAAATGCGCCTGTCTTAACATTTCAGTATCACCCTTACCGTACATGGCAAAGTCTTTATACTGTTGAGGAGTTGGAACTGGAAACCTTCCACCTTTGTCTGGGCGCATGAGGAGCTTCATTACTTTTCTACCTTCTTCATGTTTACGAAGAGGGATATTAAGCATTCCAGCGTTTGCCTCTAGCGAAGACCCAAGGCGGAAGTAGTTTGACACGGACATATTATCATGAACACTTGAAATTGATGGGCGCATAAAGCTCACGAATAGCTTTCGCCAAACTTGAGAGTATACCAAGTAATCAAACTCGACGTTATGAGCGATCAAAAGGTACTTATCAGGATTGTTGGCCACATCGACTAGCTCAGCAGGTACAGGCGTGCCAAGGAAAGGGGACCATTCTTTCATTCTGTCATGCTCTGAAAAGCAGTATGAAATATAGGTTACTCCAGTAGAAGGATGGAGGCAGTATTTAACCGCCCCCACTTCTGTAAGATCTAAAGCACTTCTTGTTTCAAAGTCAAAAATGAAAGGGATCTTTTTAGTTATCATTACCCTGGACCAGCACCATCTTGAGTTTCTTGAAGAGAATCTGTGAACGCTTCAAAAGCTTCTTCAGCTAAAGGTAGCTCAACCTGAGTTTCCTCAGTGTCTCCGCTAGCAGTTAGAGGAACTTCTAAATCAGGCGGTTTAGGTCCTTTCATAATAAAGTCCTGGCAATGTAGAGCGATGGCCGCAGCGTCTTGTAGGGCGTACTGGGCTTGCTGACAAGGCATGTGCTTTTGGATAGCTTCAAGGATACCAGTTAAAGTATTGGCAGTGTTCCCAACTTCAGAAAATAGGTCCACCACTTCATTCTGGTAGGCCACTTGTGAAACTGGAAGGTTATTCTGCTTTGCCATTTCAGCAATGTGCATAGCGCGCTTTCTTACATGGCCAATATCTTTAAATCTATTTTTCCAAGTGAGTAAGAGGGTCACTGGGACCCCCGTAGCAAAAGCTAACTCTCTTAAAGGCTTGTTTGTAAGTTTTGCATTTTTCATTTTAAACCTACACTAGCCCATTAGAAACTGCGCCATTGATAGCATTATGAACTTCTTGCCCAATCTGACTTGCAAATTGTGAAAGGAAAGGCTCAGGAAGCTGAGATGCTGGAACGCCTTGAGGCGCACTAAGCTTATCAAGAAGTCTTCTAATTACTGCTCTCTTAGACTCAGTATCAAGGTTAGATTTCTCAAGTTTTCCGGCTTCTGCTTTGATAATTTCTACAGCGTTTGGGAGCCCTTGAAAAGTCGGAGCAGCTTGAACTGGCGCTGATTGAGGAACTGCAGGAGGCATTACCTGAGGTTCATGGCTCACTAGAGGCGCACTTGGTACAGGTCCTGGTTGAGAGTATGGAGAAGGCTCAGGAATCATATCGTCAGCTGATGGCGCTGGAAAGATTGGATCCACTTTCTTAGCTTTTCCGCCCTTTTTAGCCGGTGCTGCTTTAGGGGCAGCTGCTTCCTCTAGGTAATTTTTTGAATCTGTTTCATGGGTAACTGAAGAAGTTGTTTGTTCTGCAGATACGAAACCTTTTAAAGCTTCAGCAATTCCAGAAAGTTCTTCGCAGTTGTCCACTTCGATGTTTAGCGTGAGTTTCATTTTACTTTTCTCCTAATTATTGTTTCGCCCATTTGGCCTTGTTAGTCTTAAACTTCATCTTGAATGGTCGGTATCTACCTTTTGAATTGTAGAATAACTGCCAGCTGGTAGGAAGGCGGTGGGTAGAGTCCATTGGTGCTCCTGCAATCATAAATGCTCCTAATTAGCACGGGGCCTGGTTAAACCAGACTCCCGCCATTGTTATTGTTTCCGTATCCATTTTGATTTGGAAATTGTTGGTTAAACTGTTGGCCATAGTTCTGCCCTTGCTGAGGGTTTTGCTGTGGGGGATTAGAAGGGTATGCATTTGCACCCTGTGTCTGACCATGTTGATTCGGCATAGCGTTCGGATTTGCACCCGTAGCATAATTGCCCGACTGATGACCCGTATGTCCGTTTCCCATGTTGTTCTCTTGTGGAGCGTACTGAGGAGTTTGCTGAGGCGCCTGTTGGAAATTATTTTGCTGAGGAGCTTGTTGCGGCTGTCCGCCCATTTGCCCTAAGAAAGATCCAAAAGCTTGGTTCACATCAATCCCACCGTTACCTGTAAGAACTCTAGCTCCGCCACCTTCAATCAATACAGCGTCGATGTTTGCGCTAACTCCCCATTTAGAGTTTTCGCCATCAAGGCCAAAGAATGAAAGAGAGATGATAGCTTTCTGCCCATCAAAGATTTGAACTGAATCCATGGCCGTAGCTGGACGCATACCTCTTGGAGCGTTTGCTTCTTTGATAAGTACTTCTGGAGGGAAAGCTGCTTGATTAGAAGCATTGATCCACTTCATCCCTTTAAGGAAGTCAGGGTGCCCTTTACCGTCTGTGCGCTTCGTAGTCATGTAGTCTTTAAGTGGGTTTACCCATGCGTAATCTGGAATAGTAGGGTGCATCTGTTGCTTAATTTCACCTAACCACTGGCTTAAAATGCCAACAGCTTCACGGTTTTCATTTTGCTCCCATGCAAACATTACTCCAAACTTTTCTTTCTTTGATCTCTCGTCCATACGAGGTGCCAGAATGTTAGGGTAGAACAGTGTCCCTCTAAGCTGGATGGTTTTTCCAATCAAGTACTTCGATACGCGGTTCTTTTCCTTAGCCATAAATTACTCCTTTGTAGTCATCCCAAGCATTGTGCTTAGAAGATTGATTGTTGCTTCGTTCTTAATTTTCAGTACTTTCTTCCCTCTTTGAGTTGTTAACCCTGTGAGGCAAGTTTTATTCTTTAATTCTTTTTCTATCTCAGTAATCGTCTTAACTTTATACTCCGCGGGGATAAGTTTTAATGGTTCAAACCCTGGCAAAGTTGCTCGAAGGGTATTACATAATACTTTAGGATCTTTTTCAATCCATTCTCTGTTTCCAAACTCAGTTTCCATCGATAATTCAGGAAATACTTCACCTTGGGAAACTCTTAAAGAGTATTCTTCTTCAAGGTCTTTAATAGTGTCCATTAAGAAATCTTTCATCAGTAATAATTTAACCGCTGCGGCATTTCTTCTAGCTTCATAGTCTCTATCAATTACAGTAACCGTGCCTTTAATATCTTTAAAGAAGCCTGAAAAGTTTTCTGCTGCCGCATTGATGGCCCTATCTTTAATTGCTGGGCACTTTTTCATAGGGTCTGAAGTTCTCTTAGCAGGGCACCAAAAACAGTGAGCTCCTTCTTTAGGGCCACATGATAAATCTTTAGAAAGATCAACTGCGCGCCACATGTCCTCAAAAACTCTTTTAATCTCATCCGCTGGAACTTCAGCATATTTTGCAATAGGGGAAACGTTTGGCTGGTGGACCACGGTATAGAATTTATAGTCTGCTGGCACGTCCATAAGGTGGCGCCAAATTGCTACTGCATACCCTTTGAGCTGAGGAGAGTCAGGCGCTACGGCCTTTTGCCCATACTTATAGTCGATTACGACGGCCGCTTTAGTTCCAATGATAATACAGTCCCCTGTACCATATACGTTCTTCTCTGGGATAATAGGGAGAGCTTTCTCAAGCCCATGCCATAAGATCTTTCCAACTTTCTGTGGATCCATCCATTCTTGAATTACCTGGGCGTAGTCATAACCATGGGCCAGCATATTAGCATAGTCCCCTGGGTGCTCACGTTCCCACATTCCAACGTCCAAAAGGAGCTTAGATGGGAATTCTTCAAAATAGGCTTCTTTATGAAATACGGCCTCTGCCACGCTGTGGGCGAGTGTTCCGCGCTTAGTGTAATCCTGCTCAGGTAAAAATATTCCATCAGAAATGCGTACACTTGCAGGGCAAGCTTCAGCACTCCAACGGTCATAAGAACTCGGAGAGTATGGACTGTGAGCGGCTGGGCGCACGAATGTAAAAAATTCTTTTAATATTCTCATGACAACTTTTCTCCCGATAAAATTCTAACTCTTATTATATCAATCCGTCAAGGTCATCAAATTCAAAATTACCGCTAGCGAAGTCTTCAAACATATTACTTACAAATTTGCCAACCATTGGGTTATTTAGAAGCCTAGACTTAACTTCTTCGTTGGCGAATCTTTTGATTAGGACTCTATCATAGCATCTTCTATCATTTTCACCGCTCATCATAAAGTAGTGGTTAGTGACACTTTTTTGCCCGCTTCGATTGGTTCTCGCTATGGCCTGCTCTAAAGTATCATCATTCCAAGGGAAATTCAGATAGAAGGTATTTCTCGCCTGCTGAAAGTTTAATGACTCTGAGCCTGCTTTATACGACATGGCCACAACTTTAACGGTCCCATTTTGGAAAGCTTGAATAGTAGCAGATCTTTCCGCTTGGGACTCTCTGCCTGTGATAAGTTTTACGTGCTTTGGAAACTTCTGCGCTAATATCCTTAGAGGAGTAGTAAACATTGAGAACACTACAAGCTGCTCGTCTAACTTTAAGAACTCCTCTACCCATTCAATCATATACGGGGCCTTGGCCTTAGATATGCGCTCTATTAAAGACATATACGCGTCAGGCTTAGCTATATCCGCATCTTTTAAAAGATTATCATCTTGCAAATCTAAATTCAGAAATGTTCTAGTTGCTTCGGGTAAATCGATACAATCTTGTACCCTCTTGTAGTGAACGATCGGAGCAATCAACTGGTGAAGTTTGTCTGCTTCGGCCACTCCCTCATAAGAGGTTGCTGAACAATTAATGAATCCTGTAGGGCTGAATGCGCTCTTGCGCTTAAAGTTTACGTCTTTTCTATTTGTGAATAGCGCCCGCCACATTTCAAAATTCTGAGAGTCCACCATCCTAGCACTTGCTTCGTGGAGATTCTTAGAAGTACACAGGGCCCACATTGTATAGATTTCAGCTGCGTTGTTTGGGATGGGAGTACCTGTCATGGGCATAACCTTACCAGTGAAACCATATCGATTCTTGGCCAGTGCCGCTAACATTTCTGAGAAGTCTTTAATTCTTAAGGTATCATGAGTTTTTAAATAGTGGCATTCGTCCAGGCCCAACAGTACGTAGGGGAAAACTGACTTACCTAAGTGCTTTACTGCATTCTTCATTTGAGAATAGGGATAAACGATCATGTCTCTAATGAGATCAGGGGTAAGTTTTTGGCACTCCGACTTCCAAGTAATTACCGCAGACTTAGGGCAGAAGATGATAAACTTCGGAGAAAGTAAGCCTTTGGCCCGGGCCTCTGCTAATAAATGCCTGGCCATCAAAAGGGTAGTGTAAGTTTTACCTAGCCCCATACCGTGAAAGGCGACTAGCCCCAAGTATTGAGAGCTTAAGGCGAGATTTAAATACTCAGTCTGATGTGCGCGCGGAGTAACTACCATATTTTCAACTTATCCATTGTGTATGCAATTTTCTTTACGTCGTTCTCTACTGACATTCTAGCATCAATAAAGCTTACCCTGTTACCTTTCGCTCTTCGGAATAATGGGGAGTCGCCTTTAGAGTATACTTTCACTAAACGTAAGCTTTTTCCTACTATTTTTAAAATTATGCCTATTTCTATGTGGTTAAGGGCAGGAAACTTCATTTTAGTATACGTAACTGCTTGACTGTATTCGTAAGTGCCTTCAGAAGAGTCCACAATAGTAATCAATGAGTATAAGTAATCTTTAAGATACTTGGGCTCTACATAGTACAAAAATTTTAGCATTCTGACAGAATATTTAACCCCGTTAGAAAGCTCCACTACGGTATCCTCAGGCTTCCCTACTCTGGCCATTAAGGCACGGTAAATCTCTGTCATTGCAAACTTTGAAATTCTTCCTTTTTCCCATGCTTCATGGACCGCATTTACCACTTCAACCGCACTGGCCTTAAGAAGGAGGGATTTAGGAGAAATTACACTAGTCCGCATAGGTCCCCATCTTCCGTCTTTTTAACCTTCGCCGTAGTTGAAACGCTTGGGGTTTTATCTGTCAGAATATGAAGCTCTTTAAATATCTCTTGGCGCTTATCTTCTAGGTAGGCATCAATTAAATCATGCACATTGTACCCTAGGACGTCCGCTAAGGGGCGAAAGAAGGTAACAGGTACTTTCCTTAGCCCAGACTCAATACGGTCAATAAAGCCCTTATGCTCCACTCCTAAGCTTCTAGCGAGAGCAGTTTTACCCATGCCCATTTTAAGCCTTCGAGTTTGAATCATTTTTGCTAGCTTACTCATAAATCCCTTTCCTTTTCCCATTTATCCATCCAGTGGTTCACAAAGCTTTTTACTCTTTTAGGAGAGCAGAGCAAGCAAACCCTGGAGTATTTTGAACCTTTCAGTTCAAAATTGAGAATACTTTTATCTTTAATCTTTTTACACTTGGAACACTGCTTTCTAAGATCCGTCTCATAAAGCGCCATGGTCGTTACCTCTTTAAAAGTGCGAGATTTCTAAACCTGAGCTCATATTGAACTTTCGCATAGAAACCTTCACAGGCGTTACCTTTAATCGTTAAAACTTTTTCAAGTCTACTATTAAGAGCTATAAGTGCCTTATTGTCTAGGTCTTCGACTTTGATCTTCTTTTGCTTTTTACCTGCCATGCTGCCTCCTTAAAATACTGTGAAAGCTTTACGCCCTAAAGCGATAAGGCCATTCATCATATTGATCTGAGAGTAGCAATCTACTAAGGCATCATGTTTCTTACCTTTAGGAAGTTCAAGTTCGTACTCTTTAGGGATGCAAGTCTCTGCCACTTTAAGAAGCGTCCATCGGTCAAGGCCCGTGACGTCTGAAAGGTATTCAATAGCACCAGTTTGCTCGTAAACTCTATAGTGGGCGTCACCTTTAAGAACTTCTTTTCCTTTCTTCTCATCCATCACGTAATAAGAAGGTGTCATTACATCTTTCTTAAATAGAAATTCAAGATCGAAGTTGGATGCATTCCAGCCTATGAAAAATTTAGGCTCAAAGTGTGCCTCAAGTTCCCATCCTGGTCCATGCAGAAATTCTTTAACTCCTGAGGTAACAGCATCTTGCCCATCTAGAAGAGGGTCGAGTTTATTGCACTCGGCGTACAGGGCAGCCATTTCACGTTTAGCAAAATCGTTTTCAGGTTGGCGCTCAGAGAATACTCTACGGTGAAAAGCTCTTGAAGTAGGTACCCAGAAACCTTTATCATTTCGAGTGATTTCTACCATTGCAATTTCTAAAATATCATCTGTTTCTTTATTCGTTCCAGTCGTTTCAATATCTACCATTACATAATTTTCACGTTTCATACTTTTCTCCCTTAGCAAGATTGGCAGACTTTTAGAGTCTTATGCATTTTAGAAATATTCTTCTTGAGAAGAGCAAGGCCTTTCTTCTTTTTCATTAAGATACCTTTCTTATTTCTAATAATTTCTTCTGTACCTTTAATGCTCTTCTCTGCTTTAGCGATATGAGCTTTTTCGAGAGATATGGCCTTATTAACAGCTTCAGATACCGTAAAAGAGAAATTCATGCTTTCTAAAGTTCTATCGCAGTATTTAAATGTGAAAGACTCTTCGCAACCCTTTGAAGATTTAACTTTGAAGCTTCTTGAATTTTCTGCTTCATTTAACCATACCACTGTGTATTCTTCAATCTTAGCAGAAATGTTCCCTGTCCAAGGTTCTACTGAAGTAGTTCTGCTGCTTGCGTATTTGTACACTTCTTTCTGTGAAACGGAGTATAGTTTAATCCCTAAGGTAATTCTTTTTCCGTTTAGCTCTAATGGTCGTGCGGTAACTTTTTTAGTCATATCATCCTCTCTTATTTAGTTTGAAAATTGCGGCGGTACATTCCACCTTACAATTCTTTTTGAATATTTGGGCCCTCCGACTTTTACTCGCTTTGAGTCAGTCAGCATCATGGCCAGTAAAATTACAAAGGCGGCAATAAATACTACCTTTGCAATTGCGTCTTTTTTATCTTTACCTGGGAACATTTAGTAATTTGTTCTTACGTAAAGCTTAACTCCATCGGGTAATTTAGCGTATTTTGAAACTTCCTTAAAAATTCCCTTTCCGCCAAAGCTATCTTGTGCTGGGTATGGATTGTCTTCACTTAAGGCATTCTGAGTTGCCCCTAAAAGGTCCATTAGTGCAGAATCGAAGCGTTTATTGGCGTCTGAAATTTGGGAATACGTTTCTAAGGTTTTGTTAAGCCCCTTATCAAGGGTCGCCTGCTTAAGTTTTTCTACTTTATTTTTAAGGTCTTCAAGGCTACCTCTGGCAACACAAAGCTGAGCATCCATATTGTAATAGTTCTCTTTCGTATTATTTAAAGTAGTGTTTAAGCACTCGCAGTTTTGAGAAATTTTAGCTATCACTTCATCTTTTTTGATTACCTGCTCTTTAAGGGCCTGCAGTTCTTTAAACAATTCTTCTGAGTACTTAATGTAACTGTAGTCGTGTTTAAATCTCTTAGGTTTTGGCGCTTTAACTTTTTTAGGGGTAGCTGGTTTTAATACTGAATTCATGTCTTTTTCTCCTTCGGGTTGGTATAATTTCATCCATTTTATTGGTGGTAGTGGTGTTCCATACATTGAGTCTAAGGCGCACCTTTTGGCCTCTTGGCGATCTTGAAAGCTCATAAGTATTGGAGGGTTGATAATCTTATCCATTTCTCCTAAAAGGTATTTGTTCATCTCCAATGCGTATGAATTTATACACTCATCAACTTTGGAAAGATCTTCTTTTGTTACTGTAACCCTGGTAATCCCATCGTGGGCACTTGAAGCTATCGCATACTCTCCTGGGGGTAGTGTAAATTGGCTGCCTACGACAGTTGTAGGGTCGCACGCCTCGGATAGTTTACGGGGCTCAAAAACTCCTTCCCACTTGTATCTGATGGCGTCTGCTAATTCTTGACTCATAAGTTGATACATCCCATCATTTGCAATTTTTACTTCCTTTCCCATAAACTTAAGAGGCTCATAATCTCTTTCCCAAGCTTCGCGCATTAGGTCTGTTAAGCTTTTACCTTTCAGATCAACCGCCGAAGTTGAATCTTTAAAGTTTGGGTTTCTATTTAGTTCTATGCTCATGGGTACCTCTCCCATCTTTGAAGCTTCACCTCACAGGCGCTGCTCCTTTTCTCTAATTTATACAAGTGGTAGCACCCTATGATGACTGCACAGACTATGAAAAGCCAGTCAACACTTGAGTTCTTGGTAGGCTTCATTTAACCCCTCCCCAATTTGTTCTAATTAAAGGCTGCCCTATACTAATATTTTCTTTCGTCCAATCGTCAGTTTCTCTATTCTGTTCTTCAAGCACCTCGAAAGACGTGGTCATCCAGGTCTTTCCTCTCCAATCATCCTTTGCATACTTTTTAAGGAATTCAGGAATCAGCTTAGGGTCAAACCACCACTTGTGGAAATTACACTTAAAAGGAAGTCCTGAATCAAGAGCTTCCTGGAGAGTAATGTTACGTAATTTCATTTAAAAAACCTTAGTAAAGCTAACATCTTCAGAGTAGTACCCATTGGAAGATCCGAACCATCTAAGATCCACATAGCCTTTTATTGTTGCCAGTTTATAAAAAGTCCAAGTGAAAGATTCTTCATTTTTCTCTAAGCTTTCATCCACTGGGCCATTTGAAACTTCTTCGGCCATAGTTATTGGATGGCCTACAAGGTCCTGTAAATCACCTGAAATATCGTTAAGTTCGACGTGTTCACAGCAATCATTTTCATGATACAATTTAAACGTCTCTCCGTCTGAAGTTTCAAAATATACTTCGTCATCCCCTACGGCGCCTCTTACGGATACCAATGTTTTGCCTAATAATTCACTTATTGAAAGTGTCTTTCCCATTTTAAAACCCCCTATTTAAACAGTTAACGTAACCTTGATGACACAAAGGACTAAAGAACTCGAAGCGTGGCAGTTGTACCGCACTCACAAGTCTAGAACATCTTAAAGCAACCGCATCCTGTGAGCATCTGACATATACTGACTGGTCAATCGCTAGTTGAGATACGCTACGGTACTTGTTATCACTGCCTGATTTATTCTTTCCGCACGATACTAAAATGGCTGCCATTAGTAATATTAATTTCATCTTAAGACTCCTTTTATCGTCCGATTTTATTGAAAGACTTTACACATCTAGCACACTGCCATCTCGCTGGGTCTGTTTGAAATATGTTATGGCCGAATAAGTAGCAGACTAATTTGTGGGCCCAGTGAATTTTCATAATTATTCCTCTGTTTCAGATATTTGAGTTTCACCCTCTTCAGGGAAAGCTGCTACAAATGTTACCCATTGCTTTTGGGTTAGATCGTTCATCACTTTATCTGATACCGCTGGGTGAGTTAATAGAAGTAGCCTTTTTATAAGCTTAAATTTATCCTCCAGCTTTCTCTTCGCCCTGTTAGCTTCATCAAGGGAATTACACAGATTGTCTATGTGATTTTTATCCTTGGATACTTGCGCCTCTAGCTCCACGATATGCTTCGACTGGTAGCTAATTAGGGCCTCTTTAATAACCTTTGGAGTTAATGGTTTTTGAATCATTTTATACTTCCTTTTTATCTAGTCCGTGTCGCTTGCGGATTTCATCTTTCTCTTCTGAGTGAGTCCATAAATCAGATTCATAATCATTAATCATCCATGAAATATCCTTAACCGCCTGTTCGTATTTATCTTTGTCATTTCTTCTCTGTACTCTAATGCACAACAAGGCATCAATTAAGTGTCCTTTGAATGAAACTGGTTTAATCGTAGTCGAAATGTTGTGGATTTCGCTAAGTTCATCTCTTACTTTTGAAATATCCCAATCACAAAGAAAGGCTTTGTACTTCTTAAGCTCTTCAATCTCTTTCATCTTAGAGAGACATTCTATACATTCGCCCACGAGGCCCCCTTTAGAACATTGATTACTGAGGTTTTGGACACTCCTAAGGCGCTCCCTATCTTTCTTGATGGCCATAAAGAATGACCTCCAATTGTCCGAATAGTTAATATTTTATAAATATCCAGCTTCGACTGATGGTTAAGGTGGCCCTTAAGGGATCTATTAGATTGTTTCATGTGATTCGAATTTTCCTGATTGGTGCACCACTCTAGGTTTTCCAATCTGTTATCTTGTCTATCTGAGTTGATATGATTCACGGAGGGCTTATTGTCTGGATTTTCACAAAAGGCCAGCATTATAAGACGATGAACCGACTTGTGCCTAACAACTGAATTAAGGGACATTCTTGCAACCCTGTAGCCATTCGGATTTACCGATTGAGACATTACCCTTCCTTTGACTCTGTATATATGGCCGAGCCTCTTTTCTTCTCTATCCAAGCTTCTGATTCTTCCCTTGTTTGATGCTTGGTACTTTCCTTTAAACTCAGGGATATCTCTCCACTCTTCAATTTGCTCTTTAGTTTTCATTGTTATACTTCTTTGTTTTATTAATTCCCCATTCAATATGAGTAGAGCATGTCTCAGTTACAAGACGACTAAGCATGTGAAGACCGTCACCGCCAAAGAATACGTACTTTGGTTTTTTCAAGCATCCGCGAACTGAGCATTTCTTTCCTTCGTGGAAAATGCTTCCCTTCTTCCTTGGCATAATATTTATGACTTTCATTTGTTACCTCTTAGAACTTCTTTATAATATTTAACAAAGTCATCCATCTCTAACCCCATGCCTAAAAGAAATTTCTCTATGTTTTCTGCGGTCATCTGCTCCGCCTTGCTTTCCATTATTGAATAGGTAGACCTTGAAAGACCTGTAAGAATTTTTGCTTCAACTTGGGTTAACCCTCTTGATTTTCGCACCGTAAACATAAAGTCAGAGAAGTTTTTAGCGAGCTTCATTGTTTCCTGCCCAATTAACCAGTTTCCCATTCTCATCAAGCTCGATCCATTCGTTTTCGTGTTTGATTTCTGCCATTTTGTCATTAGTCCCAATCGACATTTTTCCGTTTGTTTGGATAAATTTATCGTCACTATAAATGTCTGATTTGTACCAGTTACCATTAAGAAGTTGAAAACTCCAAATCCAGTACCTCGTTACAAACGGTGCGGCTTTCTTTGATGGGTAGTGCTTAAGGCTATCCACAAATCCTGTATGCATTTCATCATCATTGTCGATATAACTAAATCTATCTATATGAATAGCCATAACTCTAATTTTAGACATTTGCTTGGAATAATATCCATCATCACACTCCAGCTCCACAGGGCCAGACTTTAGTAATTCTGTTAACTCTTCGACTGTCATTCTAATTGGGTTCATTTTTGTTCTCCTAAGGGTTGTATTCTTTAAATATTTTGCCCCAAATAAACTTGTAGGACATGCCAATAATTGTCTTGCTTCCCATTCTTCTAGTGTTTATGCCCCACTTACCTACGTTTCTAATTAGAATAACTTCACCTGTAGTAATATCAACGTAATAGTGGTTTACCTTAAGTTCTGTGACATCTAAAAGCGGTGATATAGTCATTTTAACCCTCTCCGTTTCCTGAATATTTACTATGCAGCCTCATTACTAGCCTTACCTCTTCTGCCAGCTCCCCATTCATCATTGGCATCCGCGACAAAGGGAGAAGCTTTAAAAGTTCTCTAATGTCCGTTTTTACGTCTTCAAGTTCTTGTATAAGGGAATCTCTTTCGCCCTTAAGCTGATTGATTCTTATGCTTTTACCTATGCTCATAAATTATTCCTCGTTATCTTGTTTAATTTTATCATTAAGAGACTCTAAGCACAGTAGGCAGACAATTATCGTGAAATTGCTAAACTGACAATTGGTTACCTCTCTAAGGTTTGAATCATTGCCACAATCGCGACAAAATACCTTTCTGACCACTGTGTATTTAGGTTTCACCGTAGACCTTCTTTGGGGACATAGGGCAACCCAACATGTGAGAAGATTCAACATGCCCACAATACTCACATTTTTCCTGTGACATCTGATATATAATTGGCGTGCCACTTTCATAAATTTGAATGGCCCAAATATTTCCCGAACCACTACCTTGAGCAACGTGAGGAAGTAAGAAATCTAAGAACTCTTTTTGCCCTCTAGAGTATTTCGTCTGACAAACAAGCGTTAACTCTAACTCTCCCATGGAACAACTAGCTTTCTCAATCATTCTGACACCTGCACCACAATGATACGCCGAAGTGCTAGGGCCTAATTCATCAATAGCAGCATTCAATTGTTTAATGCTTAAACCCTTAACGTCGCAGTTAACTATTAGTTTTGTATAATCCCCCATCTAAAACCCCCTTATTAGGCCATTAAAAGCTGAGGCAACACAAATGCCTGCAACTAACCATAAAACTAGCTCAAATCGCCGTTTAAATCGTTCCTGGCGTGCTACCATAGGACAACTCCGCCCTTAAAGATTTTCACCATGGCCATTGGGCCGAATAGTGCGATTAAAAGGCATAAGATTAATATTAGAACTAGTACCTTTATATCTTTTTCGTGTTTATCCATTTGCTACCTCGACGTCTTCGAAGGTGTTGTCGTCTATCCACTTAAGCATTTCGCCCATGGTTTTGGCCGGAAGATAGTCATGGAACGCTTGAAATCTCCTCATCCCTGAAGCGTCTAAAGGCATTACCTTACTCAGCTTAGGGTACCTATCAAATAGAGAATGGGCTCCACCCATATGTTTCTGAGCCAAGCGACTAGTATCAGGGATAAAGCACCCGACTGCACACTTCTTACC